AGGGAACAGGTCTCTGTGAAGAGACCCGCATGTCAGTCGAGATGGATGGTCGTGCCCATGGGAGGGACAACCTTGTTACCACCTACGATTACCCACAGCACGGGGACAGTCCATGTACCCCAATCACCGTAGATGTAACCGTCAGTCAAGACGATGACGCACTCAGGACGGATCTGATTGTCCTTGAGATACTTGGACACACATGCCACGTCAGTGCCACCACCACCGGCGGGCTTAGTAGATGATGTGAGCTTATCAAGTTGTTCCTGTGTGTACACTTCATGAGCTGCCACTTCAGTGTCCCAATACAACAGATCAACCTTCTCGGGCTTGGTGTTGATGCAGATACCCTGCACCTCAGACAAGAACTTGGACAACTCAGCGTCACCGATAGACCCTGACATATCAGGGGCAACCACGATGCGACCAACATTCTCAGTGATAGTAGAGGGCATGTACATGTCGTGTTGCAACCATCTGCGGCTAACACGTTGCCACGTAGAGATGTCCTTGCCTACAGCAGTGGATGAAACAAAGTCACGTAACTGTTCACGCCAGTCAACCTTTGGCTCAAGGAGCGCACCTAACTCACGTGACTTGTTGCCACCTAACTTACCCGCCATCAGTTGACCCTGACGGATAGCTTGGTCGATGTCCTTGGTAACTTGCTCGATATCTTCTTGTGACATCTCTTGGCCTGAGTCCCAATCATGGTCATCGAACCCTTGACCACCCTGACCACCTTCACCACCCTCGCCGTCGCCATCGTCCTTCTCTTGACGCAAGATGTTGTAGACAGTCTGCGAGTCCATACCCTCGAACCTACGATCAAGCAAGCCACCCTTGGGCAGAGTAACGAACCCATGGCTACGCATGCGGATATCGTCAATGATCAAGTTGATCACGTAGTCGCATGCCATGTTAGCGGTGCGGCCATCTTCCTTGTAGAGATGTTGCCACAAGAACATGTGTTGGAATGTCTTGTGTAAGTTTTCGTGCATGATCAAGCCACGCAAGTCAGAGTCGCACATGTCCTTGATGAACTTGCTACCATACTTGCAGTCGATGCCGTTGGTGCATGCAGTAGGAACATCATCACGCACCTCGTACTTACCGACCATGATGACAGACGCATACTCCATCGTGTCGGGGTGACCCATAAGCTCAACGTGTGATCGTTGGATACGTTGCATGGGTGTCAACGTGTTGAGTTGTGTTAAGAATGACATAGGTATCTCCTTGATTTCCCACAGTGGGAATTATTGTTTAGCGAACATGAAGTTGTTGGCTGATGCCCACAGAGCGAACTCGGTGTTACGTGCGGCAACCAAACGCTTGGGGCACTTCTCTGACATAACGCTACGGGCAAACAAACCCTGCGCTTCTTTGGGGATGCGGTTCAAGAACTTCATCCATGCAACGATGTTGCTGTTCTCGATACGATGCACGGCCTTGGCTACCAACATACATGTAGCGGCGGCAGACGTAGGCACAACGGCAGTCTCGGGAGACTTGATCAAGTCATCCCATGGTGTGAGTTGCGAGTCCATCTTATCCATCGTCAAGATGTTGTGCATAGCCGCTTCACCCACGGTACCAGCCAGTGCGTGACACATCACAGCGTCACCCAAGATGCGGGTATGCTCATACACATAGGCGGCACGTTCCATAGAACGGTGTGTCACGACAGCACCACGCACAGTACGGGGATCACTGATGTAAACATTCTGCTCGGGCTTCTCGTAGTCCTCGAACGATGCGAACATCTCGGGGTACTCGGCCACGGTGCCAATGATGACGGGGTTGATGCCCGTAGGTATCGCATAGTCCTCGATCCATGTCGGTGCGTCAGACTTCTTGACACGTACACGGGTCACCCTATTGAGAGCATGTGGCGGCACGTTGTCACCTAGTCCCTCGACAGACAAGTTGGTAGTGCCGAACACAACGCTACCCTCAGAGAGTTGGTCAACGCCTAGACCACGCTCATTCATGAGACGCAAGCATGCGTTCATCACACCACCACGTGCCTTGCCGATCTCGTCCAACATCATGACAACTTTCTTGCCTTTGAAGTGGAACCCGAACTCTTCATTGGGTATGAATGAGCACACCTCATTACCGTCAATGGTGCGGATCTTGGGAACAATGAAGTCACCAACATCTTTGGTAGTGATATCTACGTAGCAAAAGAACGCGTCCTTGAACTGAGGGTATGACTTGAGCATCTTGAGGATGGCAGACTTGCCGATGCCCATCTCGCCCTGCACTAGGACAGTTTGTTTGTCGCCTACGGCGGCGATCAGGTCAGCACATTGTTTGAGAGTGATTGAGTTGTACATGATTTACTTTCTAAAGTTGAGTTAATGAACTAAGGGAAACGGATTAAACACTAAACAAAAGAACAGGGCAAATTCCCACAGTGGGAAATGCCCCACCAAATTACAGATCGAACTTAGACAAGATGTTGTCCACCTTGCGCTTGGTCTGCTCACGCAGAGAGTCGCTGTCACGTAGCGAGTCAGCATCTACACCACGCATAGCATCTTCGAGTTGCTTACGCATCTCATCCATACGTGTGTCGTTGGTGATGTTGAAAGATTTCAACAGGCCACAAATCTCGATGGCATTCTCGACAAGCGAGTCACGGAAAATCTTACGCTTGCCATCATCGCTATCCTCAAGACGTTCTGACATGCGTGAGAGGCAGTCATGCAGTCGCTCCCATGCTTCGGTCATTGCACCAGTAACACGTTGCTGTAAGACACCCTCGTACTGAGACTGCAATTCACGCAAGCCATCCTCACCGATGTCAACACGGAAGTCACCGGACTGAGGCAGTGGGATCATGCTGTAACGGAAACCAAACTTGGCCTCGATGGTCTCACGTGTGGGGTAGTCCTCACGATTGAACAAGTCACCCAACTGGAAAGCGGCGGCGGCAACCAGTGTGTCGTAGTCACTGAGAAAGTTGTTGACAGCAGTTGAGAACTGAGACTCGTAGTCAGTCAGTCGATCCTTGAACTCCATGAAGTAGGCCATGTTCAAGATGCGGTCACCGTTGTCACCCCAAGGTTGTGTCACACCATACATCCAACCACGGATAGCGTTGGCGATCTTGGTGATCTCGGTCAGCTTGCTTGACCCTGCCAACAAGTTCTTGTGGTAGTTACCGGCACGGGTCTTCGTGCTGTTCTGTTGGTCAACTTCCTCGGACACACGCTTGTCCAACTTGCGGCCAGTCCATACAGACAGGGACAGATTGACGATCAAGGCAGAGCTTGAAAGTTTGGACACACTAAAGTTGCCCAAGTCGATTGCAAAATTACTCATGATGATTACCTTTCAGTTGTTGATGTTTTCCCACAGTGGGAAGTTACATCGGGTTACACATTTAACTAACACAGACTAAACTATAACAGATTGACAAGTGAGTGTCAAATACTCAGTTAGGTCTCCAGTACAAGAGATCAAGTAGCAGTACGATGACTGCCAGTAGGAACACCACACGCTCTAATTTTTCCCATCGTGTCATTTGAATTCCCTAAAACCAAAGGCCGCTACGTTGCTCGGGGTGTTGGTCTCGGTTGCCGCACACATGCGCTTGGCGCGGGTGATAGTCAGACCTTTCCATTCAACAGTCGTGCCATCTTCAAGGATCACATGGAACGTATAACTTGTTGCCTTGGGTTTGTCATCGAACATGTCGATGGTCTTGTTGTCGATTGCTTGTTTCATAACTGCACCTCTCTCCATGTCAGGGGTTGAATCATTCCTACCACGCCGTTGTTACGCACTTTGATCATGTCATCTACGTGCAGTTTGGTAGTGTCTGTATATGGGTGACTCTGCGTCTTGTGCTTAGATGTTGTCACGCTGTACTTGCTTGCGTTCTCAAACCACATGTCAGTCTTGACTTCGTAGATGAACAACGGCCAGTGCCTATCGTATGAGTAGACGATGTAACGTGCATCGTTGGTGTCGGTGTCCTCGTCACGCACCCATTCACTCCACAAGTTGTTGGCTTTGAATTCTTTGAGTTGTTTCACGTAGTCACGTGTCTCACGGTTACTTACTCTTGCTTTCGTCATGATGATTCCTTTGGGTTAAATTCCCACCGTGGGAAAACGATGGGGGTTGATGAAATTACTGTGGGTAGCCTGATACAACATGTGCATCAGATAGTTTGCCGATGTAGCACGTGCCAACGTTGGAATAAATACAGCAGTACACACGTCTCCACTTGCCGTTGAACTTGACCATCGTGGCCGTGGCAATGCGTTTGCCGTAACCCGTGGCCGTTTGCATTAGCCCCAGTTTGTGACACTGCAATGGGGCATGCTTATGCTCCACTTCGATTGGGGCGTTGTTTTCCCATACGCCGTCAGGACGTACGGTGTAGGTTTGGATTTGATAGCTCATAATGTTTCCCTAATAAAAAGGTTTGATGCAAGATCGCATCTGATAGGACACGCTATGCGCATGCCCTACGGGTTGTTATCTTGTGATATGTTGTAGCGTTGTGCCTACAGTTGTATTGTTTGATACGGTTGTTTTTAACTGCGATAGTGTTTGTCGTTCACGCTTATCCCTTGCGGTTCGTGTTCCTAGTGGGGGTTGGTATGTGCTCGGTGATTGTTCTAAGGCTTGATTGCCCCACGGATTTAAGTGAACGTCACTCTCACATACATACTCCACGTTAGGCATGTTGCGTTGTTAGCGCAGAGCACACCACACATTTAGGCAGTATCTATATTGACTTGCGCTTTGCTATCGGTCTTGTTCGGTGCCACAAATGACGCACACTACTGACTTACACCACAAAGTGCCTCGACTGACTACGAGACGCCTATTCACGCATGGAAGGTTCTTTGATCCGGACACACGTTGTGACATGTGTCGTTACTTTCCCCTTTGCGCTTCTTGCATTGAGCAAGCGGCGGTTGGTTGGATTTCCCACAGTGGGAAAATCCTGTCTTGTGAATTTTTAAAGAGCATTACGGGTTAGGTACGATCACCATTTACCCTGCGTGATATTTCACGCTACAACATGTTTTCACGTGTTGAGCCTCTACTTTACCACAAGGAAACCCCATTGTCAAGTTGCTACTATGTGTTGTGATGTAGTGATAGGAAGCGTTTTATTCAATTATGCAACAAAGTTCTGTAGCCACGGAATAAAGCAAAGCAAGCACTGGCGCGGGTTGCGAGAGGGTTTTGGGGTAATGTTCTAATATTCTGTTGTTTTGAGAGATAAGAGAGAAACAAGAGAAAGAGCGTAAGAGATCACGTGAGAGAAAGAAAAAACGGGAGATTTGGTTGTTTTTGAAATTGTCTCTTCATATATATATTTTTACAGAATAATAGAATAATAGGGGAAAAACCTCTGCAAGTGCTTGATTTCATTGGGTTTGTAATATTCTGTAGTCACAGAACTTTCTTGCATAATTGAATAAAACATTAGACATAACTACATCGCACTGCGTTTACATTTTCCCACAGTGGGAAAACGTTCCAACCAGTGGGAATTGCTATTGCGTGGGGGAATTCCCTATGCGTCAGTGCGGCCCGCATCGAGGGAACAGTTATCAGTATAAGTTGTTACTATTTCCCACTGTGGGAAATAAGATAGAAATTAAACTACAAACATCTTGTGGTGTGTTTGATTTTAAAAACACGTGACAACTTGTTGGCTGGATGATTGTATTGCGCGTCTTGCGGCCCGCGTCGAGGGAACAGTTATCAAAACTTTTCCACGTGGAAAAGTTGGGGGGTAATGGAAAAGTATTCATTGGGAAATTTTGGGCGAAAAAAAACCCCCCGATTTCTCGGAGGGTTTTGGGAGGTGAGATCAGTCGATCTTCAAGCCGGATGCTTCAAGGTAGGACTTGATGCCTTCAAGCAAGGACTTGATTTCGTCATTGTCCCATGATGCTTCAAGGTCATTTACAAACCCTTCAAATTCTGCATCACGGAAACACGTTGCCAGTTTATCGGCAAACTCTTTTTTACCTTTCGCGCTACCTTTCGCACCGGCGGCGGCTTGCCGTCCTCCGGCTTTCGTGCCGCCCCAGTCTTTCACTGGCTTGCCGGTTTTCACGGCTTCACGTAGAAGACTCAAATAATTTTGAGCCGTCTTTTTGGACAACCCGCCAAGGACTAGTTTGTCAACCCAAGCCGTAGCAATAGAACAACCGGTGCCGTCTTTGCTGTAACGGCCAATGACAACATTGTCTTTGTGCATGCCAATAATTTGCTTATTGACGCCTTCACGCAAAGACGTTGCTTTGTCTTCGCACTTTTTAGCCTCGATCAAATCAGAGGCCATAGAAACGGCTTGAGCCGTATAAGAGAGTTTTGTATTACTCATGAGAGTCTTTCATCAGTGCAAGTTAATAAGAGTATGTATCGAGTGCACTTTCCCGATCCATGAATGTATTACACCATAAGTTGTTACACCTTGCACGAGATAGGGCTAAGTTGACACGTGGGCCATTGATTTTCCCACAGTGGGAAATTGGGAGGGGGCACCCCCTAGATTGGGCGGCTTGTCTGGGGCAGGGCTATGCACTGTAATATGCTCAAAGGATTACAACGAAAAATCTAAACCGTGCAAATAAACAATCCGGTGGCCACCAACTCAACTAACTACAACACCACAAGATGTTGTAGGGTACCCCTATCATGTTTTTTACTCTGCACTTCTTAGCGTTGTTTTAGAAACACCCCCCGTCACCTTTTTTAACAACAAACCCCACCCCCCTATATTATTTTTTAAAAAACGTGTACACTCCGCCCAAATTGGAGCCACAAACCGCTACCCATGATTCTTGTTACACCAGAACTAGATGTCCCCCTGCCTTTCTCGCTAACAACCGAGGAGGCTAAAGACTTGCATGCACGAGCGCAAGCTGCGTTCAATACCGTTGAGTTCCTGACAGCCAACGGAATGCAACTACCCACTGTCACAACCGCTGACAAAAAAGAAGCTCACGCTCAGTTCTTTGAAAGCCCAACTGCCGGTAAAGAACTTAATACAGCAGCAGCCGTTTTGTTAAAGTCCATGTTGGATGAGTACGACGTAGAAGTTGTACGTAATGCGGCACAGGTTAGAAACTACGTGAAGATGCGTCTTCTCATGCTGACAGGTTCTGACAAAGAGTCCACCCAGTTAAAGGCGTTAGAACTGCTAGGCAAAATGTCAGACGTGCAGGCGTTTACCGAACGGCTTGAAATCAATGTGACGCACCGAACGACTGAAGAGTTACAGGCTGAACTGGCCAGTAAGCTGTCTTCTTATATGGATGGCATCATTGATGTGGAAGCCAAGCAACTGCAACCCACAGAAGAGAAGTATCTCAATGGCGCACCTGCGGTGCAGGTGATTGATCTGGATGAAGAACTGGGTATGACTGGCAAAGAGTTGGACGAGACTGATGACTGAAGTTCTCGAAAAGACGAAACTTGAATTGGTACTGGAGAAGCTACAAACTCTCCCCTATCACCAACAACAACTTTTACTGAAAAAGTTCCCCAAAGATGAGCAAGCAGCCATTACAGAAATTCTGGACGAGCTAAATACCCGCAAGTTGCGTACCCTAGCGTCTGATGACTTCATGGTATTCATCAGGGAGATGTGGCCTAACTTCATTAACGGTCGGCATCACGAGAAAATGGCCCGGGCATTTGAGCGGGTGGCTCGGGGCGAGTGTAAAAGGCTCATCATCAACATGCCGCCACGGCATACCAAGTCAGAATTTGCCAGTTACCTGCTACCAGCGTGGTTTTTTGGTAAGTTTCCGGGTAAAAAGATCATCCAGACCAGCCACACAGGTGAGTTGGCGGTGGGTTTTGGTCGAAAAGTACGTAACTTGGTGGACTCTGCTAACTATAAGCGCATCTTTCCGGCCCTAGATTTGCAGTCTGACTCCAAAGCGGCGGGTCGCTGGGCCACTAACTTTGGCGGTGAGTACTTTGCTATCGGTATTGGCGGTGCTGTGACCGGTAAAGGTGCGGATATTCTGATTATTGATGACCCGCACTCAGAACAAGAGGCCGCTATGGCCCAGTCCAACCCAGAAATCTACGATAAAACATACGAGTGGTACACATCTGGCCCTCGTCAGCGTCTCCAGCCGGGTGGCTCTATCGTAATAGTGATGACTCGGTGGTCTAAACGGGACTTAACGGGTCAAGTGATCAAATCTGCGGCCCAAAGGTCGGGTGAAGAGTGGGAAGTGATCGAGTTTCCTGCCATTTTGCCTTCGGGTAAACCCTTATGGCCTGAATTCTGGGATTTAAAAGAGTTACAAGCCCTAAAAGAAGAGTTGCCTAATAGTAAATGGCAAGCGCAGTACATGCAGTCGCCTACCAGCGACGTTTCTGCGATTGTGAAGCGTGAATGGTGGAAGATTTGGGAGCACGACAGCCCCCCAAGCTGTGAATTTGTTATTCAGTCGTGGGATACGGCGTTCTTAAAGACAGAACGGGCCGATTACTCTGCATGCACAACGTGGGGTGTGTTCTATAAAGACGATGATCTGGGCGTAAACCGGGCAAATATTATTCTGCTCAATGCGTTCAAGAAACGCATGGAGTTTCCTGAGTTAAAACAGCGGGCGTTTGAAGAATACAAAGAGTGGGAAGTTGATTCGCTGATTGTTGAGGCGAAGGCGGCGGGTTCGCCCCTGATATTTGAACTACGGGCGATGGGAATTCCGGTGCAGGAGTTCACACCGAGCAAAGGCAACGATAAAATTGCGCGGCTAAATGCAGTGGCTGATATGTTTGCATCCGGACACGTTTGGGTGCCTAATACACACTGGGCAGAAGAATTGATTGAAGAGGTCGCGTCCTTCCCATCGGGGGAGCATGATGACTTGGTGGACTCAATGACTCAGGCATTACTGCGTTACAGGCGTGGTGGCTTTATTCAATTGGCGTCTGATGAGGAAGATGAACCAAAGTCTTTCCGCAGGAAAGAACCGTACTACTAAGGATGAAACATGGCTATTGAGAAGTCACTATACGCAGCGCCACAAGGCTTGGAAGAACTGGCCGCGATGGACGAGGCATCCCCTCAGATTGAGATTGAAATCGAAGACCCCGAAGCCGTGCGGATCGGTATGGGCGATATGGAAATTGAGATTGAGCCTGATGCAGAGTCAGAAGATGACTTCAATGCCAACTTGGCTGAGTTCATTGGCGAAGATGTCTTGCAAAGTCTTGCTGAAGAATTGATCAGTGACTATGACGAAGATGTAGCCAGTCGCAAAGACTGGATGCAAACATACGTTGATGGCCTAGAGTTGTTGGGCATGAAGATTGAAGAACGTACAGAACCTTGGGAAGGCGCGTGTGGTGTGTTCCACCCCATGTTGTCTGAAGCACTGGTGAAGTTCCAGTCAGAAACAATGATGGCAACGTTTCCTGCCGCTGGGCCAGTGAAGACCCAGATCATCGGTAAAGAGACACCCGCTAAGAAAGAGTCTGCACAGCGTGTGGCAGACGACATGAACTACCAGTTAACAGACGTGATGAAAGAATACAGGCCAGAGCATGAGCGCATGTTGTGGGGCTTGGGTCTGTCTGGCAATGCGTTTAAGAAGGTGTACTTTGATCCCTCGCTTGATCGCCAAGTGTCTTTCTTCGTTCCTGCTGAAGACATCGTTGTGCCTTACGGCGCGAGTAACTTAGAGTCTTCTCCACGTATTACTCATGTGATGCGTAAGACTGAGAATGAGTTGCGTAAACTTCAAGTGGCTGGGTTCTACTGTGATGTTGACTTGGGCACACCTGACAACGTGCTGGATGAAGTTGAGAAGAAGATCGCAGAGAAGATGGGCTTCAGAGCCACTGCTGATGATCGCTTCAAACTTTTGGAGATGAACGTAGACCTTGACTTAGAAGGCTATGAGCACAAAGACAAGAAGGGTAAGAAGACTGGCATCGCACTGCCGTATGTAGTCACCATTGAAAAGGGAACCAGCAACGTGCTGGCTATTCGTCGTAACTGGGAGCCTGATGATGAGACCTTTACCAAGCGTCAACATTTTGTCCATTATGGTTACGTTCCGGGATTTGGTTTTTACTGCTTTGGCCTCATTCACCTCATTGGGGCTTTTGCTAAGTCAGGCACTTCTCTTATTCGTCAGCTTGTCGATGCTGGTACTTTAAGTAACCTGCCCGGTGGCTTCAAGACACGTGGCATGCGTGTTAAGGGAGACGATACACCGATTGCTCCGGGTGAGTGGCGTGATGCAGATGTGGCAAGCGGCACACTGAAAGACAACTTACTGCCCCTGCCATACAAAGAGCCTAGCCAGACATTGATGGCTTTGCTTGGTCAGATCGTTGAAGAAGGCAGACGCTTCGCTAACACAGCCGACTTGACCTTGAGTGACATGAGTGCGCAAGCGCCTGTAGGTACTACCTTGGCGATTTTGGAGAGAACGCTCAAGAACATGTCTGCCATTCAGGCACGTGTTCACTACTCAATGAAGCAAGAGTTGGGACTCTTAAAGCACATCATCGCTGAGTACACACCAGACGACTATGACTATCAGCCTACTGAAGGCAGTCGCAAGGCGAAGAAGTCTGACTATGATGATGTGGACGTGATCCCCGTGTCAGACCCGAATGCGTCAACAATGGCGCAGAAGATTGTGCAGTACCAAGCTGTTCTTCAGCTTGCACAGGGTGCACCCCAACTTTACAACCTGCCACTCTTGCACCGTCAGATGCTTGATGTGTTGGGTATCAAGGATGCACAGAAACTCGTGCCAATGGACGATGATCAGAAGCCGACTGACCCAGTATCTGAGAATCAGAATGTGCTCAAGGGCAAGCCGGTCAAGGCGTTCCTGTCTCAAGATCATCAGGCTCACATTGTTGTGCACATGTCTGCGATGCAAGACCCCAAGATTCAGGCACTCTTGCAGCAGAACCCGATGGCACAGCAGATGCAGTCAGCCATGATGTCGCACATCAATGAGCATTTAGGCTTTGAGTATCGCAAGCAGATTGAGCAGACTCTTGGTATGCAGTTGCCGCCTCAGACTGATGAGTCCGGTGAAGAAGTTCAGATGTCTCCTGAAGTTGAAGCTCGTCTATCTCCGCTGTTGGCGCAGGCCGCACAGCAGTTGCTCCAGAAGAATCAGCAGCAAGCACAGCAAGCTCAAGCGCAACAACAAGCGCAAGACCCCATTGTGCAAATGCAGATGCAAGAGTTACAACTCAAGGCACAAGAGAACCAGCGTAAGGCTGCAAAAGATCAGGCCGACAACGCCATCAAAGCGGCGCAGTTGCAGATCGAGCGTGACCGCATCCAGACTCAACAGTCTACTGATGACAAGCGTATCAAGATTGATGCGATGAAGACCGCTGTTCAGATGGAGAGCGACAAGCAGCGCCACATGATGGACATGGGTGTAGATGTCCTCAAGCAACTCTCTAACAAGAGTCATGAAGAGCAACTGCGGGCAATGCAGGAGCGCATCCAGATGAGACAAAGACAACCTAAAGGGGAATAAATGAACGCATTTGAGATTCTCATCCAACAAGCGGATGAAAAGATCGAGCAACTTAAAGAGTACTTGGCCGAGGGCAAGGCCGAGTCCTTTGAGGATTACAAGAAACTGTGTGGTGAGGTTCGTGGTCTACTCATCATGCGGGGATACACCCTAGACCTGAAACAACGATTGGAGACTTCGGATGACTAGTTCCATCCTATTGGCTACAGACGCCAATAACCCACAAGTCGTGGGAACCTATAACTGGGAATCATCAATGGAGGAAAAGGGTAAGCAATTACCAAGGCCATCTGGCTACCGAATCCTTTGTGCAATACCAGAGGCAGAGAAAGAGTTTGAGGACAGTGAAGTAGGTTTGATTAAATCTGACCAGACCATGCGCGACGAAGAGACCCTCACAACGGTCTTATTTGTTGTTGATATGGGGCCAGACTGCTATCAAGACCCATCTAAGTTCCCTACTGGGCCATGGTGTAAACCCGGGGATTTTGTCCTCGTGCGCCCACACTCAGGTTCTCGCTTGGTCATACATGGCCGTGAGTTCCGCATCATCAATGACGATACTGTCGAGGCCGTCGTAGACGATCCCCGTGGTATTAAACGTAAATAAAAGGAGCACAAAATGCCTTTAGACGACGACACAGAATTCAAGTTTCCAGACGAAGTTGAAAGTAGGGGTAAACCCGCACAAAACGCGGCACCTGAAATTGAGATTGAAATTGAAGACGATGCCCCGGCTGAAGACCGTGGCCGTCAGCCCCTGCCCAAACCTCTGGTTGAAGAACTAGAGAAGGATGAGCTAGACCAGTACGACGACAACGTGAAGACCAAACTCAAGCAAATGCGCAAGGTTTGGCACGACGAGCGCCGTGAGAAAGAGTCTGCCCTGCGTGAACAGCAAGAAGCTGTCACTTTGGCACAACGCCTGCTTGAAGAGAATAAGCGCATCAAAGGCATTCTTACCAATGGTGAGAAAGAGTACGTCTCTACCATTCAGAGTAATGCTGATATGGAGTTGAAGATTGCTCAACGTGCCTATAAAGAAGCGTATGAGGCAGGTGACTCTGACAAGATGATGGAGGCCAACCAAGCGTTGCAGATGGCCAACCTGAAATCTATACAGGTAAAAAACTTTCGCATGCCCTCTTTACAAGAGGAAGAATTTCAAGTACAACAGCAACAAGTGCAGTATCAACCTGCACCGAACATACCTGAACCGGACAATAAAGCTGTATCGTGGCAAAAGCGCAATAGCTGGTTTGGACAGGATCGGAGTATGACGGCCTTTGCTCTAGGTTTACACGAAGACCTGAGAGACAGTGGTGTAGAGGTTGGTTCTGATGAGTATTACCGCGAATTGGACAATACAATGCGCAAACGGTTTTCAGAGAAATTTGAAAGCCAAGAAGACAATAGACAGCAGACCCGGACAAGACCCGGTACTGTAGTCGCCCCGGCAGTTCGTAGCACGGCCCCTCATAAGGTTAAGCTAAAGCAAAGCCAAGTAAACCTAGCCCGAAAACTGGGTTTAACGCCAGAGCAATATGTGAAGGCACAACTTGAATTGGAGGCCCGTAATGGCTGATATTAAAGACAACAAACTCACACGCGAGTTGACAACACGTGCGGTACAGGAGCGTCCCAAGCAGTGGATGCAGCCTGAACTTTTGCCCGAGCCAGACAAACAGCCCGGATACAACTACCGCTGGATTCGTGTTTCTACAATGAACAATGCTGACCCACGTAACTTATCGGCCAAACTCCGAGAAGGTTGGGAACCCGTTGCCATTGAAGAACAACCGAAATTTCGACTGTTAGCCGATCCCCAAAGTCGTTTTAAAGACAACATTGAGGTCGGTGGATTATTGCTTTGCAAGACACCTACTGATTTTGTAGACCAGCGAAATGCCCATTTTGCCAAAGTCACTCAATCTCAGACAGATGCTGTAGACAATAGTTTCATGCGTCAAAGTGATGCGCGGATGCCGCTCTTCCAAGAGCGTAAGTCCTCGTCCAGCTTTGGCAAAGGTACTTAAATTTTTAAGGAGTCTTAAATGGCTTATCCCGTCGTCTCGGCCCCCTACGGCCTAAAGCCGATCAACCTGATCGGTGGTCAGGTATTTGCTGGTTCTACCCGCAATTATCCGATCCAGTATGGTTACGCTACGAACATTTTTTACGGTGATATCGTAAACATTATTCGTGGTTCTATTGTAGATAACGCAGATACTACTGACTCTACCGGCACCGGTATTGTTGGTGTGTTCTTGGGTTGTTCTTACACTAACCCTACAACTAAGCAAAAGCAATTTGCGCAATACTGGCCCGCCGGTACTGCCGCAGGTGATTGCCAAGCTATCATTTGCGATGACCCTGACACGGTGTTCAAAGTGGTGATGTGCTCTGCAACCACAGTTATTGCCTCTGCTGCTTCTGCCATGTTAGGTCAAAACTTTGGTTTGATTCAGAATGCAGGTAACGTCAACACAGGTAATTCTGCTGTTGCTGCCCTGTATGCTTCATCTACTACAAGTGCTGACTTGGCTTTGCGTGTAGTTGGCTTGGTTGGAGAAACTGCCATTCAAACTAGCGTGACTGGCTCATCTTCTTCTACTACTATTACTTGCTCGGCTTTGCCTAACGCATTAGTGGTTGGTACTGATGTGGCTTACATCGCTGCTAATGGTCAATTGGTTCAAACTGGTTCGTACGTATCTGCGGCTGCGGCTGCTGGCGCAACGTCAGTGACCATTAACTCTACGATTGCAGTTCCCGGCAGTGTTACCGCTATTCCTAGCGCATCCACTATTCTTTTCACCCAGTATCCAGAAATGCTTGTCAAACTCAACTTTGGCACACATTCCTACTACACTGGCGCAGCCGTCTAAGGAGCTAAATCATGGCAATTTCACGCGCACAACTACTTAAAGAACTTCTCCCCGGCCTGAACGCTTTGTTCGGTTTGGAGTACGCAAAATACGGTGAAGAGCATAAAGAAATTTATGAAACTGAAACCTCTGAGCGTTCTTTTGAAGAAGAGACGAAACTGTCTGGTTTCTCTGCTGCCCCCGTTAAAAACGAGGGTTCTGCCATTGCTTATGACAATGCGCAGGAAGCATGGACTGCCCGATACAACCACGAAACCATCGCTTTGGGCTTCAGCTTGACTGAAGAGGCTATCGAAGATAACTTGTATGACTCACTGTCTGCTCGTTATACGAAGGCTTTGGCCCGCGCTATGGCATACACCAAGCAAGTTAAAGCTGCCGCTGTTTTGAATAACGGCTTCAGCAATGCTTACGCTGGTGGTGACGGTGTTGCTTTGTTTAGCGCATCACACCCCTTGGTGTCTGGTGGTACTAACAGTAACATTCCATCTACCCCTGCTGACTTGAACGAAACATCGTTGGAAAACGCTGTTATTCAGATTAGCTTGTGGACAGATGAGCGTGGCCTGTTGATCGCTGCCAAGCCTAACAAGTTGGTGGTTCCACCTGCACTCCAGTTCACGGCAACTCGCTTGCTTGAGACTGAATTGCGCGTGTCTACTGCTGACAATGATATCAACGCCTTGAAGAACAATGGTTCTATCCCCGGTGGATATACCATTAACCACTTCTTGACTGATACCAATGCTTGGTTCCTGACTACAGACGTACCTAACGGCATGAAGCACTTTGTGCGTTCGCCTTTGGCCCAGTCTATGGACGGCGACTTTGACACAGGTAACGTCCGTTACAAGTCTCGTGAGCGTTACAGCTTCGGCTGGTCTGACCCTCTGGGCATGTTCGGTTCTACCGGTGCTTAATATTTCTTAGGAAATATTTGAAGGGGGGCCTTGTGCCCCCTTTTCTTTTGTTGTATATTGCTTTCAACCCGGGGTTATCCGGTGCATTAGACAGTCCCGGCTGACGACATACAGACTAATGCACTCTACTTGTATGTAAGGACACATCATGGCAACCACCACGTTCTCCGGCCCAGTCGTATCTAACAATGGCTTTATCTCCGGAACATCTTCTTCTCCCGTTACTGTAACTACAGCAACCAATATTGACGCAGCTTACGCTACAACGTCCGCCACCACTGGCGATACACGTCTAAGCTACAACAAACTTACCTTTACCTCTACAGGTTCTGGTGAAACACTTCGTGCTTTCTCTGTTGTGACCGGTACCGGCGCAGCTACTGCTGGTACGATTAACGGCGCTCACATCTCTACCGAGATTGATGGCACTGGCACTATCTCTGGCGCTGCTAACGCAATTCGCGCTACTTTGGGTGGTTCACAGGCTTCCCCCGGCGGTACATTGGCAGTGATTCAGTTGGATACCAACTACTCTGTTAATGCTTCTTTGCCTGCCACTGCTTCATTTATTCGCGTAACTGATAGCGGCGCAAACACTGGTGAAGTTCCTTTGTTGATGAACATTGCAACAGGCCCAGCCGCTACTTGCGCTCCAACTGCAACCAGCGTGACTACTGTTGGTAAAGTAATCAAAGTAATGATTGCTGGTACTGTGTACTACGTACCTGCTTACACTACATTTGGTTGATATGCAGATCACCAAGGAATTCTTGGAGACTGAGATTCGTAGCTTAGAGACTGAATCACAGAAGGCGCAAACCTTTTTAGTTCAGGCTCAAGCCACGATCCAAGCGTACAAGATGCTCATAAACAGGCTAGAAGCCCCAGAACCGGAAACGGAGCAATCATCATGATGCAAACAGACGTAAAGTCCGTGCACGTAGAGGCTACAGCAACTGCGGTGGCCTATCGCACTCGAGTGCGAGGATATCAATTTATAACTGGCGGCACTGCTGGCGACATTACTTTTCGTGACGGGGGTTCCGGTGGCCCCATTCTTATAGAATTTAATATTGCTACCGCACCAACAAATCCAATGTCGTTTACGATACCCGGCGAAGGCGTTTTGTTTAGTACAGACGTTCACATAACCTTGCCTGCTAACGCCAAAATTACGGTGTTTTATGGCTAAGTCACCAGCATGGACGAGAAAAGAAGGCAAGAACCCCGAGGGCGGGTTGAACGCCAAAGGTCGAGCCTCTGCGAAAGCGCAAGGCATGAATTTAAAACGTCCCCAGCCCGAAGGCGGCTCCCGGCGAGACTCTTTCTGTGCGAGGATGAGTGGCATGAAAAAGAAGCTAACCAGCGCGAAGACGGCGAACGATCCGAACTCACGCATCAATAAGTCCTTGCGGGCTTGGAACTGCTGATATGGAACTGATGGTCTGGAACGTAATACTCTCCTTTGCATCAGCACTGCTGATGTTCTGGGTAAAGGCGTCTCACGATGAAGTGAAACGCTTGAGTATTCTGTTGAGCAAAACTCGTGAAGAGAATGCTGAGAAATACGTAACCAAGTCTGATGTTCACAACGATATTGACCGGGTACTTGCAAGACTAGACCGACTTGAGAGCAAGATTGACGACTTCATGAAGGAGCAACGCAGTGCCCTCGGTTAGCAAGAAACAACACAATTTCATGGCAGCGATTGCAAATTCGCCATCGTTTGCTAAGAAAGTAGGCGTTCCACAGTCCGTGGGCAAAGATTTTACAACTGCGGACAAGGGCCGCAAATTTTCAAAAGGCGGTGATACTATGGCTTCTAAGATGAACCCCGGCTTCATGGCAATGATAGCCAAGAAAAAAGGCGCTCCTGCTAAGAAAATGGCTGGCGGCGGTATGACTAAGATGGGTGCTGTTAAGACAGCGGCTCCTAGCAAAGATGGTGTTGCTGTCAAAGGCAAGACCAAAGGTGCGCAAATTAAAATGGCTGGTTCCGGTGTGCCTAATGGCATCGGTTCCCGTGTGATGAAAAAGGGCGGCAAAACTTGCTGATCTAAGGAGAATATTATGGCTGGTTTAAAAGATGATGCGTACAGGGCAGAGAAACAGGCAGAAATTGCGGCGCGACAAGCAGCCACAGATGCCGCAAAACAAGCTAGAGACGATGCCAAAGCTAAAGCTGTTTATGAACAATCCGCTAGAAAATACGAACGTGAAAAAATGTTAAACCCTGATGGGGTAAACAAGTTCCTTGACAAAGGTCTTGATACCATTGGGGACAAAGTTAGATCAGTCGGTAGTTTTTTTGGATCAAACAGAATGACTAGCATGGATGATGCAGCTCAAATGCAAGCCCGTAAAGACGTAAAAGGTTACGCTAAAGGCGGTAAAGTTTCTTCTGCTTCTTCACGTGGCGATGGTATTGCTATTAAAGGCAAAACCAAAGGCACAATGATTACCATGAAAAATGGTGGAAAGTGCTAAGGAGTCCCAAATGAGTCCAGCAGAAAAACAAGCGCGAGAAGAAATGGCTGACCGCAAAATGAATGCAGCCACTGACGCAGCTTATACAAAATCTTTGACTACTACTGAATACGCGCCTGAGAAAAAAGATCCGCGTGACGCAGTTCGTGGTCAAAAAGGGTATGCTAAAGGTGGTTCTGTTGGCTCGGCTTCTAAGCGGGCTGATGGTTGCGCTATCAAAGGCAAGACCCGTGGCACTATGATCACTATGAAGGGTGGCGGCTGCGCCTACTAAAATTATGATGGCATCCCGTGGTATGGGCGCAATCCGCCCCTCAAAAATGCCCGGCGCTAAGACAAAAGCGCGGCGGGATGACACTGATTTCACCCAATACAAAGAGGGTGGTAAGGTAAACGCCGCTGGCAATTACACAAAACCTAGTCTTCGCAAGAAGATTTTGGCGCAGGTAAAAGCCGCAGCAACGCAGGGCACTGGCGCAGGTCAGTGGTCGGCACGTAAAGCGCAGCTTGTTGCCAAGAAGTACAAGGCGGCTGGCGGGGGTTACCGAGATTGAAAGCGCCTCAAAAATCCCTAAAGGATTGGGGTGATCAAAAATGGAGAACCAAAAGTGGAAAACCGTCTAGTAAAACAGGTGAAAGATACCTTCCAGAAGCTGCGATCAAAAGTCTCAGCCCTGCTGAGTACGCTGCGACGACCAAAGCCAAGCGGGCAGGAAAAGCCGCCGGAAAACAATTCGTAGCCCAACCCAAGACAATCGCAAAGAAAACAGCAGGGTATAGATAATGGCTAAGACCACCGGAACTACAGCCTTTAACCTCGACATGAACGACCTCATTGAAGAGGCGTTTGAACGTTGCGGTCAAGAACTTCGCACGGGCTATAACTTCCGCACTGCACGTCGGTCATTGAACCTGTTGACGATTGAGTGGGCAAACCGGGGTTTAAACTTCTGGACTGTAGAACAGGGCCAGATTCCAATGGTGACGGGTCAGGCTATCTACCCTATGCCGGTAGACACAATCAACCTCCTAGACACCGTTGTACGCCAAAGTAACGGCACATCTAACCAGATTGATATCAACATCAGCAGTATTTCCGAATCAACCTACATGAGTCTGCCAAACAAGTTGGCGCAAGGTCGCCCAATCCAATATTGGTTTAATCGCCAGTCTGGTCAAGAAAACCTGTCTACTGTTACTTTAAACGGCACTATATCGTCTACAGCCACCACAATCACAGTGTCAAATGTGGCTAACTTAACGACTGCTGGGTTTATCAAAATTGACAACGAAACAATCAGTTACCCCAATGTAGACCCGGTAAACAACCAGTTGATCAACTGCGCTCGTGGGCAGAACGGCACAACCGCTGCGGCGCATACTACTGGCGCGGCTATCACTGTACAAAATCTTCCAGCAATCAATGTGTGGCCTACGCCTAACTCGCCCGGTGACCAGTACATGTTTGTGTACTACCGCATGCGCCGTATTCAAGACGCTGGTTCTGGTGTAACTGTACAAGATATTCCATTCCGTTTTATCCCCTGCATGGTAGCGGGCTTGGCTTATTTGTTAAGTATGAAGCTGCCAAATGTTGATCCAAACCGCACAATGGCGCTTAAAGCCGATTATGAACAGCAGTGGGAATTGGCTCAGTCAGAAGACCGCGATACCTCTCCGTTGAGATTCGTGCCAAGAAATTTGTTCTATGCCTAATCGTTTTGCTTCTGGTAAGCATGCAATTGCTGAATGCGACCGTTGTGCGCAGAGGTACATGCTCAAGGAATTAAAGACACAGGTAGTCAAGACTAAGCCATTTAAGGTCAAGGTTTGCCCAGCATGTTGGGATCCCGATCAGCCGCAGTTGCAACTGGGTATGTATCCAGTCAATGATCCGCAAGCCGTGCGTGAACCACGTCCTGATGTGAGCTACCAAGTCTCTGGTCAAAGTGGCTTACAAATTTTGCTGACTGATAGCACTACTCAAGATGGGTTTGGTTATCCAGAACAAGGCAGTCGGGTCTTTGAATGGGGCTGGAGTCCCGTTGGTGGGGCAAGTGGGTTTGATACACTTTTAACGCCAAATAGCTTGGTGTTAGCAATAGAACTTGGTACAGTTACGGTTACAGTTACATAAGGAGCTTGAAATGGACAAAGCGGATTTAAAACAGGACAAAAAGATGATGGCTGGAGCCGTGCACAAGCACGAAAAAAAGCTGCATCCCGGTCAGCCTATGACCAAATTAGCCAAGGGTGGTAAGACCAACCTGCAAATGAAGCAGTTGGGGCGTGGTTTGGCCAAAGTGGCTAACCAGAAGAAGTCTTCCTTCACATACAAAAAAGGAGCTTGATATGGCCACTTTTAGCAAAAAAATGATGGGTAAAGAAGTTGGCGATGCCAGCGTTTATGCGCCGCCCCATAACATGAGCGGTGAAGCAGGTGTGGACATCAAGAACAGCGGCTACCAAGGCGGTAATCGTTTTACTGCTAACGATGTGAACATGTCTGTTGGCAACATCAGTCGTGATCCATACAAAGAACCAAAGACCTCTGGTATTAAAATGCGCGGTACTGGCTGTGCTACCAAAGGCGTGATGTCACGAGGCCCAATGGCTTGATATGAACTACACGCAACTGTTCACTAACATTCAGTCGTATACGGAAAATAATTTTCCGGACTTTACTGTTTCCGATAATTCCACAGAAACAACTAAAGAACAGATTGATCGTTTTATTGAACAAGCTGAATTGCGCATCTATAACACGGTGCAGTTTCCGTTCTTGCGTAAAAATATGGTTGGTAATATCCAATCAGGTAACAAATATCTTCAAGCCCCAAACGACTATCTTGCTACATATTCTTTGGCTGTGATAGATGCGTCTGGTAACTACGAGTACTTGTTAAACAAAGACGTAAATTACATTCGTCAGGCATACCCTAACCCCACAACAGATGTTGGCATCCCAAAATATTACGCATTGTTTGGCCCTGCAATTGCCGGTAGCGCAATTACAACTGAACTGACGTTTATTCTTGGCCCAACTCCTGATGCTGCGTATACGGTAGAGCTTCATTTCTATTACTACCCAGAGTCTATTGTGACTGCTGGCACTTCATGGCTTGGCGATAACTTTGACACAGTGCTCTTGTATGGCTCACTGGTTGAGGCTTATACGTTCATGAAAGGTGAGGCAGACATGCTTGCTTTGTACGACGGCAAATACAAAGAAGCTCTTGCACAAGCTAAACGCCTTGGTGATGGTATGGAGCGTCAGGATGCTTATCGTTCTGGTCAATATAGACAGGCGGTGACCTGATGGCTTTTACAGGTAACTACTCCTGCAATACGTTGCGCACAGGCTTGATTAACGGCACGTTGAATTTTTCAACTGACACGTTTCGACTGGCGTTGTATACCAACTCTGCTACTCTAAACCAACTGACTACGGCCTACACATCTGATGGTGAAACTTCTGGTGGTAATTATGTAGCTGGTGGTCAAATAGTAACGGCGACCGTGAATACTGCGCTTAGTTCAAACAGCAGTACTATTTACGTTAATTTTTCCAGCCCAGCGTGGACTGGTGCAATTACGGCTCGTGGCGCGTTGATTTATAAAGCCGGGGCTAATGGCGCTGTTTGTGTTCTGGACTTTGGAAATAACGTGACATCAACAAGTACGTTTACTGTAACGATGCCTGCTAACACTAGCACGGCTGCACTCATTAGACTTGTATAGGAGAAAATATGGCACTGGTTACAACCACCAAAGGCGAAATGGACGAATCTCTTCTTGAGAAAAAAGAAGGTTCAGTCGATAATGACAACGAATCAACCACATGGGTGGAGTATTGGTTAGATGGAGAACTTGTGCATCGTTCTGCCCATGTTCAATTGAAAAAAGCGGTGATGTTTTCGGCTGAAGCCGCATCTTTTACTTAAGGAGCCTAACATGGCAAATACACAAGCAATGTCTACTTCGTTTATGGGTAAGCTCATGACGGGTACACATAATTTTGGTACGGGCGTTATTCGCGCAACTACCACTGCGGATACTTACTACGGCGCTTTGCTACTAGCAAGTGCTACATTTAACGCGTCTTCTTCTAACTACACTGGTACGGTTGGTTCTGTCACTATGTCTGGCGAAGTATCTGGCACGGGTTACACCGCTGGTGGCGTGGCTATTACAAATGCAACTCCTCCTACAGCCACCAATTCATCCGCAACTGCGGGCGTGGCTTTCTGGACACCATCTGCCAGTATCACCTACACAACGGTAACTTTGTCTACGGCTTTTGATGCGGTGATGATTTACAACTTGACGCAAGGTTCGGCTGGTGCTTATCCTGCTGTAAGTATCCATACGTTTGGTTCACAGACAATCACTGCTGGCACGTTCACACTGACAATGCCGTCTAATACAACTTCGACTGCTTTGATCCGCTTGGCTACAACCTAATAGGCTTCTTATAGGAGCCGAATTATGGCAACCGGATGGGGCGTAGATGGTTGGGGAGATAACACTTGGGGCGGTTCTCAGGATGCCCTGACAGGGGTTACTGCGTCCGGTGAAGTAGGTACGGTATTACAAAGCGGGGCTGTTGCTCTTACGGGAGTTGAGGCTTCTGGAAATGTAGGGTCTGTATCAGTAGCAGACAGGAGTATCGCGCTTACGGGGGTTGAGGCTTCTGGTGATGTGGGTACAGTCACCGAAACTAATTCCCCAACCGAAGATGGTGTTGTAGCTACAGGTGAGGTAGGCACAGTAGTACAAAGCCTAACTGTTGCTCTGATGGGAGTAGCGGCTTCGGGCGAAGTTGGGACTGTCTCCCCAGTAGTAGTTTTTGGAATTACTGGAGTAGAAGCTGTTGGCGAAGTTGGCACAGTAACGGAAACTAACTCTCCAACTGAAGACGGAGTTGTAGCCACAGGTGAAGTAGGTACGGTATCGCATAGCCGGACTGTTGCCTTGTCTGGGGTAGCCGCCTCTGGTACAGTTGGTACTATCTCTATGGGCACACGTTTGGTAGCAATTACAGGGTGCGAAGCAATGGGACAAGTTGGGGATGTTGGGATATTCTATTGGTCAGTGATTGATGATGGTCAAACCCCTAATTGGTCAGTGATCAATGATAGCCAAACCCCTAACTGGCAAAATGTTGAAATGGTTGTGTAAAGGATAATGATATGGCAGTAACTAATTTTTCTCCCTTGCTTGGTCTGGCACTGCCAACTACAGGGGATTTATCGGGTACGTGGGGCACCACCGTCAATGACTCTATAACAGGGTTACTTGACTCTGCTGTTGCGGGAACTACTACTCTTAGTACTGATGCCGATGTCACACTAACCACTACCAATGGCGCTGCTAATCAAGCGCGTAATGCGGTACTGCTTTGCACTGGTGCTCGAACAACACTCAAAACCATTACTGCCCCTGCGCAGTCTAAAGCCTATATTGTCATCAACGCCACAACGGGCGGTTTTAGTGTCAAGGTGGTAGGTTCTGGCCCAACAACACCCGGTGTGACTGTTGCAAACGGCGAAAAGGCTTTGATTGCTTGGAACGGTTCAGATTTTGTATTGATCTCTAAGAGCGTCATTGACTTGACAGCGGACGTTAAAGGCATTCTTCCAGTTGTTAACGGCGGTACAGGCGTTGCAACATCCACTGGTACTGTTGCTGTTGTTCTATCAACTTCGCCAACACTTGTTACCCCAATTCTGGGCACACCTCAGTCTGTCACTCTTACGAATGGCACAGGACTTCCATTAACTACAGGCGTAACTGGAACACTACCAGTAGCCAACGGCGGTACAGGACAGACTTCATACACCGATGGTCAATTATTGATTGGCAATAGCAGCGGTAACACACTAACCAAAGCAACGTTAACGCAAGGTACAGGCATTACGATTACCAATGGTAACGGTGCAATTACGATTGCTGCTTCTGGTGGTGGTGCTTCTGCCGCTACGCCTACTGCATTGGGTACTGTGTATGGTGTTACTCCATCAACAACTGCGGCTGTTGCATTGGGTTATCAGGCCGCAACTACCACTACTTCTGCAACTGGTGTAACTGCTATTGGTTATCAAGCATTAAATTTAAATACAGCATCTAACAACACTGCAATAGGTTATGCCGCATTAGATGCAAATACTACGGGTGTTGAAAATACCGCTGTTGGTTTTAATGCGTTAGGGGCTACCAATACAGGCCAATATGATGTTGCTGTTGGCGCATATGCACTTGCACTTAACACCACTGGAAGTAACAATGTTGGGGTTGGCTATGGTGCGCTTGTTGGCAACACCACGGCATCAAATAATACTGCCACTGGTTATTATGCCCTTCAAGCCAATACAACGGGCGCAACCAATACAGCATTTGGCTCTCAATCACTTTACACAAACACCACATCATCTTTCAACACCGCTGTAGGGTTTCAATCGGTTTATAGTTTAAGTGGCTCAAATGGATATACAACCGCAATAGGCTATCAAGCACTGTATTCGCAATCAACGGGATATAGCAATACTGCCGTTGGATACCAATCTGGCTACCTAATGACCACTGGAATTCAGAATTCAATGGCTGGTCTTGAAGCATTAAGAAGCAACACAACGGGTAGTTACAATTCCGCTTTTGGAACGTATGCACTTAACGCTAACACCACGGGTACTAGCAATACTGCGCTTGGCATGTCGGCACTGTACTCCAGCACCACAGCAGATAACAATTCTGCTTTTGGGGGGTATGCACTTAACGCTAACACCACAGGAAATGGCAACACTTCTATAGGAAAAACATCACTTTATTCTTGCACGACAGGCTATGAGAATTCTGTTTTAGGAAAAGAGGCTGGATATAACATAACAACTGGTGGCTCAAATATTTGTATTGGTACTGGTTCTGGTCAAGGATTAACCACAGGATTACGTAATATTCATATTGGGTATCTTACTAATATAAGTTCTAGTTCAGCTTCAGATGAAATGCACATTTCTACTGGATACAGCACAACTGGTAAAGGCGGTAGCACAGGATTTATCAATGCTAATGGTGGTGGTGTTTATCAAGGAAACAACTCATCATCTTGGTCAACCACATCTGACCAACGCCTAAAGAAAAACATTGCCGATAATAATGATGGTTTAAGCAAGATCAACTCTATTCGAGTACGCAACTTTGAGTATCGTTTGCCCGATGAAGTTGATGCCGAACTCAAACCAACTGACGCAATTAAAAAATCAGGTGTTCAACTAGGCGTGATTGCCCAAGAACTGCAAGCCGTTCTACCTGAGTGCGTTAAGCAAGAATCTACTGGTGTTCTGTCTGTGGACACCGATAACCTGACTTGGTACTTAATTAACGCAGTAAAAGAATTGTCTGCCCGTGTTAAACAACTTGAAGGAAACTAAAATGATTACTGATACACCAACACCCGAACAAATTGCCAAGCATTACTCTGCCGCAATGGATAGCGTAAACCTAATCAATGGTGGCAAGCCAGAGAACATGACTGATGCTGATTGGGCTGATTGCCTATCACGCAACAAAGAACATTTGAAAATCATGTTGGCTAAAGACTTCTGGACAACAGAAAACCTTGCACCTCTACAACAGGCCGCAGCATGAAGCTAGAACTAGACATCAACGAGATCAATTTCATCTTACAGACGCTTGGCGAGTTGCCCAGTAAAACGGGTGTCTGGCCTCTGATTCTCAAGATCAAAGAGCAGGCTGAAGCACAGGTTCCCAAAGAGCCTGCACCTGAGTAAATCATGTGGGACTGGGCCGAGGCATTGATTGCAGCGGCCTGTATAGCTGCCTTTGTGATTTTTGGAACATACATGATTGCATGGGGCTGGATGTGGTAAATGCGCTGGCTCATTCTGTTACTGCTGTTGGGGCTGGTCGGAGCCGTAGCCAAGAATGGCTGTCATGTGCGCGAGTTTTATGGGATAGCCTACACCGTTCACGACCCTACATTGCGGCACAAAGAAATGATGGCGTGGCTGGATCAGAACGCAGGCCATTGCAAATCAACAGAATACGTGGTGATCTGGAACAACCTGTCCGAGTGGGCGGGTGCCGCCGATTCCACATGGTTGCGTAATAAAGTTGTTCATGGATACAAAGATGCACTTGAGCGTGAAAAAAAATGATTCCGCCCATACACAAGTGGTATCCAATGCTGGATGTCGCCGACTACCCGACTAAAACGGATGCACTTGAACGCAGAACAGAACGGCTTGAAGAGGAATACAAGCAAGCGTTGAAGATGAAAAAGGTAAAGGACAAAATTGATGATCTTGAGTTTGAGTTGTACGTAAAGAAGGCAGAACGCAACCAACTTAGACTTGAGATATTTACAAACCGTAAGCTGGACATTTATGTATGACCAAGAAGCCAATACCAAGACCAGTCAGGAAGCCTCAAATGGAGACAAAGGAAAAGCTGACGCTGTGGGTTACGTTGATGGTCAGCAGCACCCTGTGCATCTCTGTTTTGGCTATGGTGGTCAGCTTTATGCTTGGCCTTTGGGCCAAAGAAGTGGACAACGCAGAAATCTTCAAGATGATTTCACCCGCTTTTTCTACTCTTATCGGCGGCATGATTGGGTTCCTGAGTGGTATCAAACTCATGCAAAATGAAGACTCTAAAAAGGATGGCAAATGCTAACTCTTCTCTCAACTTTAATCTCGTTCCTGATGGGTGGTCTACCCAAGTTGCTAGAGTTTTTCCAAGCAAGACAAGATAAAGCCCATGAGTTGGCGCTTGCTCGGTTGCAGATTGAACGTGAGCTAGAACTGCGTAAAGCAGGCTTTGAAGCGCAGGAGCGTATTGAAAACATCCGTTCAGACCAACTGGCAACTGAGAGTGCAGCTAACACACAACAAGTTCTTATAGGGGCACAGCAAGCTGAGATGCAGGCCATCTACGCCCATGACGCAAGTTTAAACGAGGGAACATCACAATGGATGAAAAACCTCCGCGCCAGCGTTCGCCCAGTTATTACATACGGCTTCTTTTTTCTCTTGGTCTTTGTGGATATTGGGGGCTTCTGGTACGGCTACTACATGAGCGTGCCATTTAATGACCTGTTAGAAATGCTATGGGATACAGAAACCCAAGCCCTGTTTGCTTCAATCATTGCTTTCCACTTTGGTGGTCGGGCTTTTGGTAAATGAACATCTCAGACAAGTGCCTGCACATGATTCGCCATCACGAGGGGGTCAGGCAAAACCCGTATAAATGTCCAGCAAAACTTTGGACGGTGGGCGTTGGGCATGTACTTTTTCCAGAACAGGGCAAACTCAAAATAGACCAACGGGACGCTTTTGTACCCCCACCAGACGCAATGCGTAAATACAGCATGGAGGAAGTCGATGCGATACTTAGGGCCGATCTTGCTAGGTTTGAGAAGGGAGTGGCTACTTATTGTCCTGTTCCTCTTACTCAAGGACAGTTTGATGCGTTGGTATCCTTTTCTTTTAACGTTGGGCTAGGCACACTCCAGCGTTCAACTATGCGCCAAAAGGTATTGCGTGGTGATATGGAAGGCGCGGCAGAAGAACTCTTGAAGTATTGCATGGCTGGTGGCAAAATACTCAAAGGGCTACAGAAACGTCGTATTGACGAACGAGCCGTGTTTCTATCCTAGGACTGCCGATGCCACTACAAAAATTCCTGTTTAAACCGGGCGTCAACCGGGAAAATACACGGTACACCACTGAAGGTGGCTGGTATGAAGGCGACAAAATTCGTTTTCGCCAAGGCAATCCTGAAAAAATTGGTGGCTGGACTCCGTTTGCGGGTGGTACTTTTTTAGGGATTTGCCGTTCTTTGTGGAATTGGATTACTCTTGCTGGTGAGAGTTTAGTAGGTGTTGGCACCAATCTTTATTTCTACATCCTTAATGGCGGTGCATATTACGACATCACCCCGATCCGTAAAACCATCACGTTAACCAATCCGTTTACCGCAACTGCTGGCTCAAATGTTATAGCGGTTTTTGAGGTCAATAATGGGTGCGCAGATGGAGACACCGTTATTTACAGTGGTGCAGGTATTACAGGGCTTGGCGGTAACATTACTACCGCAGTGCTAACGGGCACGTTTCAAATTACGTTTGTTGATGATGACAACTACACAATTACTGTGTCTGCTACGGCAAATGCTACGGATGCTTCGGGTTCCCCCGGGGGTGGTACGGTCGTAACGCAATACGAAGTTAATACTGGGGCTTCGTACCAAGTGCCTTTGGTTGGTTGGGGTGCTGGCCCTTGGGGTGGCGGTACTTGGGGTAATGGTCAAGGCACTTCAACTGCTCTTTATATTTGGAACCAACAAAACTTTGGTGAAGATTTAATTTATGGCCCACGTGGCCAAGGCGTTTATTATTGGAGTGCCAACGTAGGTTACTCAGCTATTCAAATTACAATTTCAATTGCCTCGCCGGGTGTTATTACTTTACCTGCTGGATTCTCTTTTCCTGATGGCACTTCAATTTCATTTACCTCTACAGGCGCATTACCCACAGGCTTAACTGTTGGCCAAGTTTATTTTGTAGTGAACTCTACAGGCGGCACATTTAACGTATCTACAACCATCGCAGGTTCACCAATTACAACTTCTGGTGGTCAGTCTGGTACTCAACGTATTTCTCAACGTGGTATTGATTTGGCTGATGCGGGAGACGACGATGCTCCTTTGTTCCAAAACTATTTACTTGTATCGGACGCCAGCCGGTTTGTGTTGGTATTTGGTACAAATGATTATGGTACTTCTTACCTTGATCCTATGTTGATCCGCTGGTCTGATTCAGATGATCCATACACATGGACTCCACAGGCTACAAACCAAGCAGGTAGTTTGCGCCTTTCACATGGTTCTGAAATTGTTACTGCCGTACAGTCTCGTCAAGAGATTGTGGTGTTTACAGATTCATCACTGTATTCATTGCAGTACGTAGGCCCACCTTTTGTGTGGACAGCACAACTTATTGCAGATAACGTATCTGTTGTTGGCCCTAATGCCGCTGTGATTGCATCGGGTGCTGTCTACTGGATGGGTGTAGATAAATTCTATAAATATGATGGCCGTGTACAAACACTGAACTGTGACTTGCGCCGTTATATTTTCCAAGACTTTAATGTTTTACAAGCTCAACAAGTTTATGCCGGTACTAACGAAGGCTTTAATGAGATTTGGTGGTTCTATTGCTCTGCCAATTCGACTGTAATTGATAAGTACGTTATTTATAACTATGTAGAAAACGTTTGGAGTTATGGCAGTATGGGACGTACCGCTTGGTTAGATTCAGGTTTGTTACCTTTACCCGTTGCCGCTACATACGATAGTGAACTTGTACAACATGAAGATGGTGTAGATGCTTTTGTGTTGGGTAACTTGACTGCGTTGCCAGCTTACATTTCTTCTTCTGAATTTGACATTGGTGATGGTCATAACTTTGGTTATGTATGGCGTATATTGCCCGACTTAACATTTGAGAATTCAACTACTGATCCAACAACGGGCGGTGCCGCCGCAGTAGCTATGACTTTGTATCCATTACAAAACTCTGGCTCTGGCACAGGGAATGTAGGTAGTGCAAGCGTTACTAAAGGCGCAACATATAACATTACTGAAGAATATACGGGGCAAATTTATACCCGTGTTCGTGGTCGTCAGTTAATCTTTAAGATTGCGTCTACTCAGATTGGCACCACATGGCAGTTGGGTGCGCCAAGATTAGATATCAAAGCGGACGGTAGGAGATAACCTATGTCCATGCTTCAGAATCGGTCTTCACCTAACATACCGCAAGCACCTAAAGAGTATGACCAAACGTACATGAATGCGTTTAGTAACGTGATCCGGTTGTTTTTCAATACCATCAACACGGTACAACAACTTAATCTAGCAAGTTTGAATCTTGACTTACGCACACTTCCAACTGATGCGGACTACAATAGTTTGCGTTACGGAGATGTTTACAGGGATACACAAGGCGGTACACTGCAATCTGGCACAAACGTATTGCGTATTAAAGTTCCTATTGACTTGGTTGGTGTACAGGGTACGGGGGCAGTTGGTAGTGTTGGGCCTGTTGGCGGCACAATTACTAAAAATTTAACTGGTGTTTCTGGGGCTGGGGCAGTTGGCACAATGACCCCTTAACACTAGAATATGACAAAACATAGAGGAGCGTATTATGGGTACTGGAGTCGGTGAAGCGATGCTGCTTGGCGCGGCAATGGGTGGTGGCTCTGCCGCTATAACTGGTGGCGACCCTCTTAAAGGTGCTCTCCTCGGCGGCTTGACCGGCGGTGCTGGTGCAGGTATTGGTGGTGCTTTGGGTGGGGCTGGCGCGGCTGGTACAGAAGCGGCTTTGGCTACTGCGGGTACTGAGGCGGCTACAAATGCGGCAATGGCACAGGCTTTACCTGCGTCAACTATGGCGGCTAATCCAATAGCTACTACAGGGCTTCCGGCGGGTCAAAGTTTTGCACAGGCCAGCCAACTAGCAAACACTACTGCCGCTACAAATGCGGCAATGAATCAAGCACTTCCGCTTACGGGGAATTTAGGTGGTGCAGGCATTTCTGGCTTACCCGCCGCTTCTACCTCTCCGTTTGTACCTACACCAACTCCAGTAACTGCCCCTGCGGTTCCGTCAACTTTTGGTGAGGGGATGGCTAAGTTTGCCAGTGACCCGATGGCATCTTTAAAAGCTAATCCTTTTACTGCCGCCTCCGCTGGTATAGCAGGTGCAATGGGTGGAAGAGAAGACCCTTATGCCCCTGAAGAATACAACGGCCCTCTTAAACGTTTCCGTCTTAGCGAAAACTATCGTGCCCCCGTGCCTTATGCTGAAGGTGGTATTGCTGATCTAGGTGCAAGTGGTTATGACCGCATGGTTGGTGAACAACCTATGTATTCTTCTAATATGGCTCGTGGTGGCATCTCTGATCTGGGTAGCTACTCAGACTATGCACGTGGTGGTCGTATGCTCAAAGGCCCCGGTGATGGCATGTCTGACAGCATCCCTGCAAGTATTGCAGGTAAGCGCCCCGCTCGTTTAGCTACTGAAGAGTTTGTGGTTCCCGCCGATGTGGTTTCCCACCTTGGTAATGGCTCCTCTGATGCAGGTGCCAAACAACTCTACGCCATGATGGACAAAGTGCGTACTGCACGTACTGGCCGTAAGTCTCAGGGTAAAGAGATTGATCCACGCAAGTACATGCCCACATACGCATAAGGAACAGCCATGATCATTCCAAACAAATTTAATGGTTTTCATGGTGGTGTTCGCCGTTGCTTTGGCGGCGGTGGGGGCGGTGGTGGCGGTGATGGGGGTGATGCTTCCAGCGCAGCCAATGGCGGCGATGGCATTGGGGGTACGGGGACGGGCGTTGGAGATGGCGGTGTTGGTGGTGGCGGTGGCCCCGGTGTTGGTGGTGGCGGTGGCCCCGGTGTTGGCGGTGATGCTGGTGGAGGCGGTGGTAATAGCGTTTACACCCCAACTTACACTAACACCGCTAATACTGGCGCAAATACAAACTTTGGTAATACTGGAAACACCAGTGTTTACAGTGGCTCCGGTGTAAGCACCCCGCAAGGTATGGCTACTTTAAGCGCCATGAAAGGTACCCCTTGGGGCCAATCCGGTTCTGCTTATAACGAGCTATTAAACCAAGGGTTTACCAGTGATCAGATTAGAAATTCCGCCAGTTCTATGTATGGTGCACCCTCTGATGCCAACTGGGGCGCAATGGTACAGAACGCTGGTATGACTTCTCCTACTGGCAGACCTATGGCAGGTTCTGATCAGTTCTTTCAGCCTGTCTACAACACGTCATACCAAAACTATGCACGTCCTGCTACGCAATTTGATGTCAGCACATACGGCACACAGCCCGTTAACTCGCCATTACTAAATCAAACGTCGCGTGGCAATGTTAATAGTGCGCTTAATACTTTTTATAACACTAATTATCGGGATAATCCTCAAGGCGCATCCATGAGTGATACGTTGGATTTCATGCGAGAAAAAGGTATTAACCGTAATGACTTTCAATCATGGGGTGGTGTAAACAACTACGGCCCTCAGATGTCTATGCCTTCAGCACAGACACAACAACCGTTTAACCCTTATACCAATAGTTCTGGCTATGGTGGTGGGTTTGGTGGTGGGTTTGGCGGCGGTTTGGGTGGTCTTTTTGGTGGCGGTTTTGGTGGTGGCTCCAGTGGTGGATACCCTGATGGATTGTTCCGTACTCAAACGCAAACTCCGTTTAGCTTCCAACAGCCGAGTTATCAGCCACAAACTCCATTTAGCTTTCAACAGCCTAGCTATCAGTCTAGTTACCAACAACAGAGCTATCAGCCTAGTTACCAACAACAAAGCTATCAGCCTAGCTACCAACAACAGAGCTATCAACAGCCACAGCAATACAACCCGTACCAACAGTACGAACAATCACTTGGGTCATACAATCCATACCAAATGCAGTCGCCATTTAGCTATCAACAGCCAACACCTGAGAGGCCAACACAGCCTGTAACACCACGTTCATCTGGCCCAACAACTCCTATTGTGGGTCGATCTTCGGGTTTCCGTGGCACCCCTAACGTGATGCGCCGTGCTGAAGGTGGTATTGCATCTTTGATGGATGATGTTGAATGAACCTAACAATCCGTTCAGTAGATGTAAGCTACATCCATCAAATATGGCCTACAGTAAAGCCGTACATTGAGGATGCGTTAAACAAAGGTCATGATTTTCCTGACTGGGCGTATTGTTACAACATAGACCACGTACAACAGTACGTAACTTCCGGACAGTGGCTTTTGTTAGTTGCTATTGACGAAGAGAAACAAATCCACGGTGCTTGCACTGTGTCCTTTATAAACTACCCCCTTCATAGGGTAGCGTTTGTTACTTGCATTGGTGGTAAGTTGATTTCCAACCAAGCTACTTTTGAGCAGTTAAAACAGTTGCTTAAATCACATGGGGCAACGAAAATACAAGGTAGTGGCCGTGAAGCCATTGTGCGCTTGTGGAAACGTTATAACTTTGAACCGCGCAACACCTTAGTCGAGGTACTAATATGAGCTATTCCCGCCGAGAACTTTATGCCATGGGTGAACCCCTTGGTGAATCCGTAACCCGTAAAGAAGGTGGCCGTATTATTTATGGCGGTGGTGGCGGTGGTGGCCCAACTTCTTCTACAGTTACGCAATCTAATGTGCCTGACTGGCTACGTCCTCAAGTTGAGAACGTGCTTATGGGTGCGGGCAGGAACTTATTTCAAACTCAGAAAGTTGACACTGGGGAGAAAGACGAAGCTGGTAAACCAATCTTTAGAGAAGACATTACCGGCACCAAACCGTTTACGCCTTACAGTACTGATCCGTCTAAGTACGTAGCGGGCTTTAGCCCCTTGCAACAACAAGTTCAGTACAACGCGGCCAACTTACAAGTACCCGGCCAGTTTAATCAGGCTACGGGTTACGCTAATCAAGCCGCTCAAGGTGGCTTAGACACCGCCAGACAAGCCGCAGGTTATGGCAACGCAGGATTCCAATCTGGTCAGATGGGTCAACAGATGGGTATGCAAGCGGCTCAACAAGCGGCTCAACGCGCCGCCATGGGTGAACAAGCGGCTTATGGGTACGGTGCGCAAGGCCAACAATCTGGTTTGATGGGTCAACAACTTGGTATGCAAGGTGGCCAACTGGGTATCCAAGGCGGTGCTCAATATGGACAAATGGGTGCTCAAGCAGGTATGCAAGGGCAACAATCTGGATTGCTTGGCCAACAAATTGGTACACAAGGCGGTGCGTACTATGGTGGTATGGGCGCTAACATGGGCCAACAAGCCGCTGGCTTGGCAAATGCGGCTCAAGGTTATGGTCAAGCTGGATATGGCTCTGGCCAAATTGGCCAACAATTAGCTCTTGATGCCGCACAACGTTACGGTCAAATGGGTTCAGGTTATGGTTCTCAAGCCGCCGCATTAGCTCCTCAAGCACAACAATACGGACAATCTGCCGCTGATATCGGTCGTATGGGTCTTCGCGCTGAATCGTTAGGGCAAGATATTACAGGGCAAGCACGGGGCTATGCGGCCCAACAAGCCGCCGCAGGTCGGGATTACGCTCGTCAAATGACTGATCCGTATGCGGTTCAGCAGTACATGAACCCATATCAGTCTGCTGTGACTGATGTACAAGTAGCCGCCGCTCAACGTCAAGCTGATATTGCCGCTCAAGGCCGTAAGTCTGCCGCCGCCCGTGCAGGTGCGTTTGGTGGTTCACGTCAGGCTATCGAGAACGCTGAAGCTAATCGTGCTTTGGCTACACAACAAGACATGATCCGTGCCCAAGGCCAACAAGCCGCTTATGACAAGGCTATTCAAGCCATGCAGTATGGCTCCAATCTTGGTCTTCAAGGTTTGGGCGGTGCGCAATCTGGTCTAGGTACTGCCTTGCAAGGCGGTCAACTCGGGTTATCAGGTATTGGTCAAGCTATGGCCGGTCAGCAAGCGGGTATCTCTGGCTTGAACCAAGCGGGTAATCTGTATGGCCTTGGTATGCAGGGTGCTGGTATGGGACTTCAAGCCGCACAGACAGGACTGCAAGGTACTGCGCAAGGTATGCAGGGTGCGCAAGCCGGACTCTCTGGTATCAATGCCGCAAATCAAGCGTACCAGACTGGCATTCAAGGCGCAGGTATGGGCTTGCAAGGTGTCAATGCTCAACTCGCTGGTACTGCTCAAGGCATCCAAGGGTCTCAAGCCGCTATGCAGGGTGCGGGTGTTGGTCTATCTGGTGTAGATCGTCAACTGGCAGGTGTTGACCGTCAACTGGCGGGTACTGCTCAAGGCATGCAGGGTGCTCAAGTTGGTCTGCAAGGTGTGGATCGTGCCTTGGCTTCCGGTCAACTTGCTCTTCAGGGTACAGATCGCGGCCTAGCAGGTACAGCCCAAGGCATGCAGGGTGCTCAAGTTGGTCTGCAAGGTGTCTCAGGACAACAAGCTGGTTACGGGTTAGCTAATCAAGCTGCTGGTACGCTTGGTACACTTGGCACACAGCAACTTGCTGCACAGACAGGTATTCTTGGCTTGCAGAATCAGATTGGTGGACAGCAACAAGGTCAGCAACAGCAGATCATCAACCAAGCGATCCAGAACTACGCGCAAGCGCAAGAAGCGCCGATGACTGCATTCAATCAATACAACGCTTTGTTGCGTGGTTATGCCGTTCCCGGCCAGACTACAACTCAGTATCAAGCACAGCCTACATTTGCTAATCAATTGGCGGGTTATGGTACAGCCGGTGTTAGTGCTTTGGCATTGAACAACGCTTTGACTCCACGATAAGGTTAAATTATGAGCCTCAATAGCCTACAAGACGATATGTCACGCCGTGCCGCTTCTATGGCGGCAATGGCTAAACGTGCAACTCGCCCAGACGAAATTCAAGCCATACAGAGAAGCCTTATCACGGGTGTTCAGAGCGGTGCAATTAAATCGTATGTGGGAATTCCCCTCATTCAAGAACTTACCAAAAAGTTAACAGAAATTAAAGCCAAGATGGCGCAAAACGTTGCCGGTGCTGGCATGCCACAGCCCCCACAAGATGGCCCCCCGATTGCTCAACAAATTATGGCGCAAGCCGCTCAAGCGGATCAGTCTCAAGGTGTTGAAGCTCTGCAATCTAACTTGCCGCAGTCTTATGCCGGTGGTGGCATCATTGCGTTTGAAGATGGTGGTCAAGTTGAACGTTATCAAAACAAAGGTTACACATACGAAACCCCCTATGACCGTATGAATAGGGAAAACCGTGAACGCGCCGCCGCAGAGCAAGCTGCGCGGGTGGCTGACTTAAAAGAACGTGGCATGCCCACAATGTCTTACGGCGAACAAATGGGTAATGTTGGCAGTGCTTTAGTTGATATGCCTCTTACTGCTTTGAAGACTTTGGTAAGCGCACCGGGCTATGGGTTTAGTAAAGACTCAACTCCCCCTGCTGTAGCACCTACAGCTACACCTGCGGCTACGCCATACGACCCGGCAACTGCTACTCGCCGCTCAATGTTTGAGGGGCAAGCACAACCTCCTGCGGCTCCCGCCGCCCCTGCAATCCCCGGTGCTGGTAATTTCAAGATGCCTACGTTGCCTACAATGAAAGAGGCTGCCGCTCCTGTATTAACCGACCTTGATGCACTTACCAAAAAGTTACCGGAAGATGCAAAAAGGGATGCAAAGACAGCCGTTGATCTTACGCAAAAAACGTTGGAAGAAATGGACAGACCCGGCTTTGAAAGCCGTGAAGAACGTCTTGGCAAACGTGAAGCAAGTCTTGAAAGAGACAATGCGATTAGCCGCGCTTTGACTGGTATTAAAACGGGTCTGCGTGTTGCGGGTAGTAAAGAGCGCACCCTTGCAGGTGCTTTGGGTAACGAAGGTAGTCAAGGTATTGAAGACCTCATTCGTGGTGAAGCCGCAAACCGTGCCGCTAAAGACAAATTAGAAGATTACCGTGACAACCTTGAGCAACAGAAACTTGCGTCTAAGAAAGGTAACTACCAAGCCGCTCAAGCGGCTGGAGAACGCGCCGCTGATAACTTGTATAAATATACAAACTTAAATTTAAACGCCGCTTCTGCCGGTAATAGCCAAGCCATACAACGCCAACAAATTGAACAACAAGGTAACTTCCAAAAAGCTAGTTTGGAACAATCAGGCATATTAGGGTTGTCTGAGTTAGGACTCAAAAAAGACCAACTTAATCAAAGTGCAGCAACCGCTAACGCACAGTTGCAGCTTGGTCGTGAAAGACTTGATATCCTTAAAGGCCAAATTGCGGCGGGGGATAAACGTGCGGCGGCGGCTCTTGCTACAGCGGAACAAAAAGCGTATGCCGCTTTCCAAACCAGCCCGCAATTTCAACAAGCGCAAGCGCAAGCCAAAAAAATGGCACCAATTGAAGCCCAACGGTTTATGCAACAAGAATGGTTGAAGTACAGCGAAAATGCCATGCCTTCATTGCTTGCTGGTCAAGGCGGCAGTGCTAATATTCCATCTTTTAGCGATATGTACAAAGCAACGGAATAAGCCATGATCATTACCCTACCTAAGATTGGCCCAGTACGGTTCGATGACAATTTGTCGTCTGAAGAATTAAACAAACAGGTTGGCCTTCTTGCGCAAAAGTATGACTTTAAGATACCAAAGCGAGATGTAGGAATTGGCACCCTCTTAAAAGAGGGCTTCATGCGTGGCATGGGGGAAACAGGTATCGCCTTGGGGGATGTCCTCCCCGCCATGGGCGCATCTGCGCTTGGCTTTGATGAGTATGCACAACGTCAGATGGCTGAAGCCGATGCCTCACGCCAAGCGTTACAAGCCAAGTACCCTGCGCAGTTCAAGTCATACACAGAAATTGAAAGCCCATACGAGGCATTGCAGTACGGTGCGGAAACTTTGGGTGAACTTGGCCCAACGGCTTTGACTGCAATGATCCCCGGTATGGGTGCCAGTGCTTTGGGTAGTAGAGTTGCCGCTCGTGGTGCTATGGGTGCCGCTTTAGAAGCTGGCCCGCTATCCCGTGCAGGACTTGCCGCCGCAGAAGCTACCGCCAAAAAGGCTGGTGAAGTTGCAGGTAAACGTGCAATGTATGGTGGGGTGTACCTTGGCTCATTTGCACAAAACGCACCTGAAGTATTTGAAAGCATCTACCAAGAAACTGACAAGATGGAGCCGGGGATTGCCGCCCTAGCAGGTGGTCTGTCTTCTGTCTTAGACGCTATTGTTCCGGCTAAAGTGTTGGGTGAACTTGGCGGTTACGGCAAGATGAAGGTCATTGAGAAGTTGGCCAAAGAATCTGGTGCCGCACCAAAGGTGTGGAAGTACATTGCCAAAGAAGCCGCTACAACTGCGGGGTCTGAAGGTTTGACCGAAGCAGCGCAAGAGGCTATCAATGTAGCCGCTGAACAAGTTGCAGGGAGCACTAAAGGCATGCTCTCCCCGGAGAACATCCAACGTTATAAAGAATCATTTGTTAAGGGTGCAATCGGTGGTAGTGCGTTTGGTACTGTCAGCGGCACAAGCCAAGGCTTGACCGCCAAGAAAGATTACGCTGGCACTAAAGAAGCTGAAGCGGCACTGCAAGCCCAGTATGACGCTGAAAAAGCGGCTGGCACCCTTACGCCAGAGAAACAAGCTGAGTACGACATTGCACTTGAGAATGCACGTAAACAACGTGAGTCTGATTTGGCTATGGCGTTCCGTGACACACGGGAATCTGAGATGGCCCGCATGGATCAAAGGCGGCCCGCTGGTGGTTATACACCCGATGCAGAGACTCAGGCTGAAATTGATAAGATGGAAACGGATCGCGCCAAAGCATTGGAAGCGCAACAGAAGGCTGATGCTGAAATAATCCAAGCGCGATACGGTGAACGTGGTGCACCGTTCTCTATTGTGCCGCCTACCTCCGGCACTGGTGGTTTGTACAGTCCCGCATTGGAGCAACAACGTGCTGATCAACAGCAAGCTACACGTGACTTTGCGTTTGGCCCTGTAGCTACAAACACCCCCGGTGATCCCGTTACAGTTGACACCCTGAAAAATCTTAAGGTGTCTGACCGATCTAAAGTGGGCTTGCAGTTGTTGGGCACTGATCTTGATACGGTTGATGGTCGCCGCAAGTTTATTCAAACGCTTGAGAACCCTGAGTTCATGGGCAACATCGACCCTGCCGCCTACGATGATGTCATCAGCACCTTTGACCCTGAAGAAGTCAAAGCCGCCCGTGATGAAATGAAAGCCGAAACGCTTTCCCCTACCAAGCAGAAACAGCAAGAACAAACCCGCCAATTTGCATTTGGAGTACCTGATGTTACAAGACCTGACACCACCCCAAGTGGAGGAGGCGCTGGCATGGCTGGCAAATCCACTGCTACAAAAAATTCCACAGCCGATGAAACAACTGTCGGAGGTGGAGATGTTTCTACTGACCAGAATGCTACAGACGCTACTGGAGGAAAAGGACAACAGCCCCGTACACTAACAGACCGTCAACAACGAATTGAATTTGGTAAAGGGCTTGGTGCTGTACAACCTTACCCCGGCATGTTGCGTGGTCGCGTAAATCTCCCTGCTCAAACAGCCGCTAAGAACGGTGACTTTGCCGGTGTAGTTACCGCCCTTGAAAATAGCAAAAACGCAACCGTTGCAGAAGTTGCCCGCCGTGCTAAAGCGTTAGATACAAAAATTGAAATCGACGATACCGCAGGTGAGACCTACGAAGGCCGTAGTACGTTTGAAGACCAGATGTCAATTGACGGTGCAAAGATGCACCTCGATGCTCTCAATAAGTTACGCGAGTTGGCTCCCACTGTTGAGCAATTACCAGAAGGCGCAACATTGCCGTATGAAATTTCAGGAGTTTCAATCCCTGCAATTCAAGATGGTAAAGAATACCCTAGCAAATTAGGGTTGCGTGATATTGCTAAGAACAACAACAGCATGTTCACTTCTCTTGGACTGCCCGAGGGAACTGACCTACGCACTAAAGAAGATTTCAAAGCACTTATAGACGCTTTTGAACGTGCTACTCAACAACTTGGGGAAGACAAACTCCGTCTTACTTCTACTGCTTCAGCCATTAAACAAGGTGTAGCGGGTCAGTATGACGCCGCTACAAACACAATCCGCGTACCAGAATATTTTGCTAAAGATGAAAGTGTTTTGGCGCATGAGATTGTGCATGCCCAAGCATTGAACGCCGTTGCCAATCCAACAAAGGAACAAAAACCTGTAGTTGAGCGGCTCAACAAACTGTACAAGCATGTCAAAGAAGTTGTAGAACAACAGGCGGCGACAGACAAGAATTTCCGCAGTCCCTATGGTATTGCAAGCGCACAAGAGTTTATTGCCGAAGGTTTGTCTAACCCCGACTTCCAATACTTGTTGTCCCGTATCCGCTACGAAAACACAACCGCATGGGATAAATTTGTTGAATCAATCGCCAAGTTGTTGGGTCTTAAAAACGACAATGCGTTTACCGAGTTACTTACTATTTACAGTGACTTAACCAAAGAGTCAAAACCACAACCAAAATCGAAAGCAAAAACTGATGGCACTACGACCACTCAAACCCAGCAAGCAGAAGCGCAAAGACAAGCGGCAACAACTACCGCACGAAGCGTCTTAGACCGCCCTGACTTTTCCGCAGAACTGCCCGCTATCCAACAAAAGTTGGGTGGATTAAAGAACAAGTTGGATCAGGTCGCCAAGGATGCCCGTGCCTACTTTGGCAAAGTAACTCCTGAGTTGGCGCTTGATGCAATTGCCGATGATGTAGTGCGCCAACCCACTGCGTACCGTAACTCCAAAATGAAGTTACCTAGTGTGTCGAAGCCGGGGACATTTGCCGGTACACCCGAACCTACGTACCATACCAAACCCGAAGCCGCATTTTTCTTAGGTCAAGGCGGTATCCACGCTAAAAACGCCGAGGCATGGGTACGCGCAAATCTGTCTCCCGAAGCCGTTGCGTTCATGGACGCAAAGATTGCGCAGTACACAAAGGAAGAGCAAAGGTCAAAAGCTATTCGCCGCCGTCAAGAATCTCAAACCACTTTGCGTAAAGCCACCAAAGTGCAAGTTGAAGAGGAAGCCGCCGCCGCTGAAGCAGAAGGCGAGTACGCCCCTACAGAAGAAGAGATTGCAGAAGCCAAAGGTACGAAGACTGAGGCAGGCAAACGTAAAGCTCAAATGCAACGTCTTGCACGTCAGTTGGCTGAGAAAGACCCATACAGCGATCTCGATGACATTGCCGACACCGATATTAGTGGGTTCAATGCTGATGCAGACCTTGCGGCGTTACATACACAGGCTCACCCGGTGATTCTTCAACAGCTTGCTGACAATAACTTGGTAGGCGCTTTACAAGGGCTGGCGGATAGTGGTTCATCTAAAACAGCAGAACTTTTTGCACAGAACTTATCTAAACTGGTTGGCAACGTGAACCTCGTTTATGGTGCTGAGAAGTCCATGTACGACCCAAAGACCAACACAATCTATCTACGTGACGGTGCTACTGAGTATGAAATTCTGCATGAGTCTTCACATGCAACCATGTCCCACACTTTGGACAACCCATCACATCCCGTTACCCGTCAGGTCACAACTCTCTTCAATCAAATGAAGAAAGGCACTGAAGGAACTTATGGTGCGAAGGATATACAAGAGTTCGCTGCGGAAGCGTGGAGCAATGATGCGTTCCGCAATCAGTTGAAGCAGTTCAAGCCCACTGGTGAGAAGCTCACTGGTTGGGAGCGTTTGGTTAATGCTGTGCGTCAGTTGCTACGCTTGCCTCCTAAACATACGACTGCGTTGGATGCGATTGACCGCATGCTCAACGACATCATCAGCCCACCACCCGTTGAACGTAAGGGTGAAACTTTGTATGCGCAATCCCTGCATAACCCCAACGTTGTGCAAGAGATGTTTACAAAGATAGGTGGCATCATCCGCAAAGAACCTATCATGAACCGTGAAAATGCTGTCGCGTTTTGGAAAGGCGCAGAAAAGATTGATAGTATTCGCCGTGTGCTGTACTACAAGGCACTGAATTTGTCTGCCTTGGGTGAAGTCTCTAAGAAATATTTGGGTAATTTAGGTGAGCGTTTTGCCGCTACGGTTGAGGAAATGGCCGGTTATCAAGAAAAACTGCTTGAAGCCATGTCCCCCTTGCATAAGCGGTTGACTGAATTTAGACAGACCCCTGAGTATCAGGCATGGTCTACTTTGGTACATGACGCTACGACTGTGGATGTGCGTCCCTATAAAGAAGCCAAAAAACTCTATGACGGCAGTCCTGAGAAAGAAGCCGAGTGGAAACAACTCAATGCACGGTTTGAGAAACTTACACCAAATGGCCAGAAGTTATACCGTGATCTATTTGCCACCTACAAAGCTCTTGACACAGAGTTCTTAAAGTCGCTGGAGCGCAACATCGAGGCTACGGTGGGTGATAAAGGTAAGGCCGCATCTGCTTACCAAAAGATTTTGCAAGAACTCGCTAGTGTACGTATTGACCACTACGCGCCTTTGTTCCGCGAAGGCCAGTTTTGGTTGCAGTACAACGTTGGTAAAGAAGTCAAAAAAGAAGCCTTTGAATCTGAGGCTGAACGTGACTTTGCGCGTAAAAAATTAGAAGCCAGTGGTGCTACAAACTTTGATGCCTACTCACGTGCCGATCAACTGGCCGCTAGTAATGTACCGTCTGGCACTATGTTGGCCGACATCATGAAGATCATGAAAGACAACGGCGCTGGGGATACGGCTATTGATGACTTGATACAACTTGTTGTCAAAGCCATGCCTGAAGCCAGCATCCTAAAGAGCCGTCAGAAACGTACTGGTATTGGTGGTTATGTTGACAACGCCGCTTATGTGTTTGACCACGTTAGCAGTAACACTGCACGTCAGTTGGCCCGGATGCAGTATGGCCCTGAACTACAACGTCTTGTAAAGGAAATGGTTGCAACGGCCAACACTGCACGGGGTGATGCCAATACCTACGGCAACGAACTCATTAAAGAGTTTGAAGATCGCCGAAAGTTTGCAATGAAGCCTACGCTGTCGGGTTGGGCACAGTTTGCAAGTTCTTCTGCGTTTTACTACAACCTTGCCGGTAACGTATCCTCTGCATTGGTCAACACTTTGCAGACACCGTTGATTGTCTTCCCGCAACTCGGTGGTGAGTATGGGTTTAAAGAATCCTATGCGGCGTTGAAGAACGCAATGAAACTCTACACAAGCAGTGGCCTCATAAAAAATGTGACTGAGTTGACTGGTGATGTATCTAGCCAAAAGGCCATGACTTCTATTGAGAACTGGGTCAACAAAGGTCAGTACACTCAATATAAAGGTCTTATTGAGGCCATGAAAGACCGTGGCATGCTGGTTACGTCCACTGCACGTGACGCACTACGTTCTGAGAATGACAATTCATCAGGTTATGGCAGCACAAACAAACTTGCACGTATCACTACGTTGGTAGGTTCTTTCATGTTCCACCATGCCGAGCGCATGAACCGTGAAATTACAGCAGTTGCCGCTTTTGATTTGGAGATGGCCAAACTTAAAAACTCTAAGATGAGCGAAGCTGAGAAACAAGCCAAAGCAATTGATAAAGCTATCGCACTTGTGGAATACACTCATGGCGCGGGCAGTACGCTGTCTGGCCCCAGCCTTGGTCAGGGTGACGTAGGAAAAGTTTTGATGGTGTTTAAGCGTTTTGCATTCAGCATGTACTACATGTTGTTTGATACCATGAACCGTTCGCTCCCCATCAAAGGTGCAACTGGTGAACAACTTGAGGCAATCAAAGCGGCTCGTAGACAACTCGCGGGTGTGTATGGCATGTCTGCACTGTTTGCAGGTGCCAAAGGTATGCCCTTGTACTGGGTCGCTGAGTTGGCATACAACATGTTCCAAGATAAAGACGATGATGACTTTGATACTGTCATGCGTGAATTTCTTGGCGACTTTGCGTTTAAAGGCCCTGTCAACTACTTTACCAATCTAAGCATTGCGGATCGTGTGGGTTGGACTGACTTGCTGTGGCGTGAGCAAAAGGGAAGCAAAGCGGATGCAAGTGCCTTGTCTCAATTCATGGAGACTCTGCTTGGTGCGCCGTACTCTATTGCTGACAGTATCTTGCGAGGTAAAGACCTGATTGCCGAGGGCCAGTATGAGCGTGGCATTGAAGCTATGTTACCTATCGGTATCCGTAACATCTTGAAGGGTGGTCGTTATGCGGTTGAAGGCGCTAACACTTTACGTGGTGATGCAGTTGGAGATGTGAACGGATACAACGCCGCTATGCAAGTGCTTGGCTTTGCTCCTGCTGACTTGATGAAACAGTACGAAGAGAATGCGTACATGACTGAAAAGGCCAAAGCAATTAGGTCTATTGAGAAGAACGCACTGAAGAAATATTATGCGGCAATGCGTGAGGGTGATGTCGATGGCATGATGGATGCACGTGAGAAGTTGTTTGACTTAAGTGCTAAATACCCTGAGATGGGTATCAGTGAAAAGACAATCAATCAGTCAGTGAAAGCACGTGACCGCATATCACGCGAGATGCACCACGGTGTTCAGCTTGATCGTAAGTTAGCACCCTACTTAAAACAAGCCGCCGCAGAAGCATACGGTGATTAAAAAAGACCCCGACCGAAGTCGGGGTTCAAGGAGATAGCAACCAAAGGAGAGAGTAACAAGTTGCTAGGGCGAACTCTAGCACATTGTTAAGTGATTCGCCAGAATCTCACTCCTTGGGTGCCTCTTTCCAAAACAAAACGGAATTTAACTTTCATGCCGCGCTCTTTGGCAGAGGCGGCTATTTGATCTGCAACACCCTGACGATCTAGGCACGGGATGTAGAAGGAGCTACCCACTACAAACTTATGCCATTCTATAGCAACTGGTACAGTATCAGCCGTTATCGTCATGGGTAATAGTTTCTACTTCCGGATCAAGGTCAGTAGCAACAGCGCAGTCAATCATCAGTGCAAACACTGAAGGTGTAGTCATATCAGACCCTTTGGACATACTTTTCTTAACAATACCTTTGATGATCTTAGCCTTCTGTAGATCAGCACACACCATCTTATAGGATATTTGGTTCTCACTGCACCACTCACGCAGTGCCTTGGTGGAGATAAACAACATCTTGGTATCCGGCTCGTAGCGGGTCATCAACTCACCACGGGGTTCTCGTATCGGGGCTTCAAACAAACCTGCCCGTTTATCAACCGTGCTTTTAACAATCAACATGTTGTTGTTCTTCTCGTTCAAGAACATACCGATGCGGCTCAAAGGTGTCATGCTATCGGCGCGAACTTCAATGCGCATGGTGCCTAAAGTTTCTACTGCCCATTTGTAGACTGCGGATACGTCAATGTCGTGCAATCCTAACTTCTTGGCAATGATGCCGGATGTCAGTGCGCATGCCGCTGTCGCAGACCAAAAGCGTTCACGTTGTGTGAACCCTGCGGCTTTATCAAACTTGCGTTGAATCGCATTCAATAGACGCTGAACTTCCGGTAAGTTAGCAATCACGTAGCGGATGAAGATTTCCCCTGCTACACCATAGTTCTCGTACATGGGGTTGAACATCAAGTCAGACTCGGCCTTACTCAGGGTATCGTTCTTGGCAACTGCAAACTCCAGTACCCGCATCAGTTCGCCCTCCGGAAAGTCTTTGAGGTTATACAACTGATCGTACAAACTCTTGTTGCCTGATGTAATCGCAATCGAATTCCAGCGCAGTGAATTACTACGTTCAGCATTAGACTGTGACTGCATGCGGTTACGGCCTCGCCCGTGCGTAATAGCGTAAGCCATTGCACTGACTTCCTCGTCTCCCATATTGGTCAACTCATCAATGGTAGGGGGTAGGTTGCCAAGCACTGCGATACGGTGCATACGCGCCAAATACTTATCTTCTTGGTTCATCAACGGTTCAACTGGTCTACCCCAAATGCTGTTGACCGCAAGCTGAATCGTTGTCTTACCTACACCGGAGCCATTGTTTGTCAGGTGAATGATTGAGCCATTGAGCTTCGTAAACTTAAATAAAGCCGAGCCAAACCCTGCAAAGAGTGTGAACGCACGTACCTCATTCCCTGCGGCGGCATAGATGTTGGCAACTTTCTTCCACTCAGCAACCGTACCTTTCTTGGTGTAGTAGGTGGCAATCTCCGCAGTGGCGTTGGATGAGGGGCTGTAGTTCACACCTGATGCTGTGACTTCACGATTACCAATGATGAACTTGGTATCGTCTTCATGCCAACCAAATTGTTGACGTGCCTTTTCTGCTTCTGTTAGGTGCTGAAGTTCTTGCACCCACTTGGTGATGTAACCCATAAGTAAATCCAATCTCTTGTTGTATGCAGTCACGCCTTGGTATGCCAAAACTTCCCGCAATTTGTCCTTAGATAAAACGCTTGATAGTGGCGCGGAGAATTCACGGATTCCATCCTTGGGCATGTGTAAACGCATCCACAAAGATTCTCCTGTGTCAGGATCAGTCAATCGTTTTACGACATAGAAGTCGTACTCGTAGATCAACTCATCTTTCTCATCCTCACCCTTCTCATCTTTGCCCCAACCACGTTTGTACACACCGCCGTTCTTGCCGCGAAAGTATGGGTACGGGTAGTCAGGAATTTCAACCGTGACTTCTTCTTCCAGTATGGCGTTGCGCATGACAACGATGTTGTCTTCTGCCTTGGCTTCGGCAATACGTGAACCAATCTGAATCGGAGAAGTAATCTTGCCCTTGTGTGGGCAGTCGTTACACGGTGCAGAGTTAATGCTTGAGAACGTAGCGCACTTGTATGGCTTCTCCAGTAGTGCGTGTGCCTTGTTGAACGTCTCTTGTGGATCGTACTCAGGATGCTGATTGCTGATCTTGTGGATCGCTTTCTCACCGTCTTCGCAGTTAATGGCGATAGACAGACCCGCTCTCCATAGCGGTTCCTCAACAGTTTCTTGCTCTTTATAGATACGCAGTAGTTGTGCGCATCCATCGCCCTCGGCACTCTTGCGCATAATAGTCCCAAAGCGGGACACACTGTTACCCATCAATGCGCGGGTCGTTGCATCTATTGGTCGGCGTGGTGGTGAGTCTGAGCCAAACAAACCTTGTGGTTCATCGTCCTCTTCTTCTACACCTATCAACGTCTTGAAGCGTGTGAACTCTACCGGCTGCGACTCGACCATTACAGATACAGGCTTGGGCGGGTTGTCCTTGAAGTTCAACGTCTCGGGTATACGCAGTATTCGTGCGGCATCCGCTGTGACCGCAGGGTCAGCAAGCAGATTGTATGAGGCACAAAATTTCTTCAGTGCTTCGGCTGTTGGTTTCCAATCGTTGTAACCGATGGTCTCCTTCAGCGTCCAGTAAACGTGTATGCCACGTCCTGAGTTAATGATAGTGGGTCGAGGTAACCCTGTTGCTTTAACAAATATTCTGAGCGCATCCAATGCGGATGCTTGCGTGTCGTATGGTTTGTTTTCACCACAATCTAGGTCAAGCCAAAAAGCCTTAAACCACTTTGCGTTTTTTGCTGTGCGACCTTCATCTTCCAAAAGATATTTAGCGCAACCAAAGTATGCGTCAAAACCCTGCGAGATAAGTCCATCTACGACTCCATCAATCTCATCAATCGTTTCTACAAAAGTCTGCCTCGGCGCACCCTTCTTCAATCCAACCACACAGTACAAACCTTCAGAGGCAAGTACAGATGTGAGAAAGGGGTTCCGTGTTGTCATTGTTTTCTCTTTTACAGACAGGTAAGCCTTCCGATCTACTGGCGATAGACCATGGGCGCGGGATCAAGTTGCGGCGTTGGCCGTTAGGCGGTCAAGCAGTTCCCATAATACTTTGCGTTTGCTCGGGTGCGGCAGTGCTTTCCCCAAGAACCACATGTAAATGGCCTGACGTGATACGTCTAAATGTTCAGCTACATCCTGTACTGGAATGTCACGTTGAATACAAATGCGTCCAAGTTGCACACCCACATGAAATGGGTCTGCCTTATTATTGGCATCTACAAATTTACGGGAATAACCTCTGTTATTCATAGTGTTAGGTGGGGGTACTGACCGCTCGTCCGCAAGCTAAGTTGCACGGCTTTCCCCCCGATTCAATTACTCTTCAGCCCAATCGTCCAAGATGTCAGCCACATCTTTTGGTGCGGCTTTCTTAGCACGTTTGGTAGGCTCTGCTGTTTCTACAGCTTCAGCCTGTACCTTGGGTTCCGCTTTGGGAGCTTCTACTGCGGGAGCAGATACTTTTGTAGCACCATCAAGTTGTGCCGCAGTTGCGGCGATAGCAGACTTGGCTTCAGCAGACTGACCCTTCTCTTGGGTCTGTGCCAACTCTTCTTCGTTCAAAGGACGCACTGCCTTGAACGTCAGGCGTGGTGTTGCGCTTGCAGTATCAAAACGCATTTCAGTGACGACGGCGGTCACTGGCAAACCATGACTGCCCAAGAACTTTGCGTATGATTGCAAAGGCATCTTGCCATTCTCAGCCGCACCAAAGATTGACTGCGCAGGGAGAGTCAGTTGATAAATGTCTCCACGAATATCGTTCTCCAAGAGGACGGCAAGGCGTTGACTGAATCGGCATGCGCGGGAGTCACCTTGGCCGGAGCCTTTGATGTTCTGTGCACATGAGGCGCACTTGCTTGCTTGTGGTTGCTCAGACTTGATGTCGGGTGTGACACCATCGTTTGACCAACATGTGGGTGCCATTGCTTGGCCTTCTTGGTATGTCCCTGCATAGAATGTTCTCGATACGTTTGCGTTTGCCGCCGCAATAATAATGTTCATTGCACGGTCTTCATTCTGTGCAATTTCTTTTCCATCAACCATCATGCGGAACACGTTGCCGCGAATGGAGATGCGCTTACCACCACCATTACCACTGCCGCCCATCAAGGCTTTTGTGGTTGCGTCTAATTGTAAGTTCTTCAAGTGGGCAGGTAGTGTGTTGCCGCCCTTAGAAAACAGTGTCATTTCGCTCATTTGGATTCTCCAGTTGTTACAGTTTTGGTTTGCATTAAGGCATCAAGGTCTGCGCGATTGAAACGCACTTTGTTGCCTATCCTAAAATGGGGGATGTCCCCCGCTTTGACCATGTTGTAGATTGTCTGACGTGACATCCTCAACATTTTTGCCACTTCGGGCACGGTCAATGATTGTTCAAGTTCCACTTGTGGTTCTCCTTATAGTTACGCTGTATTTGCTGTCAGTGTTCAAACCCATGGGCATAAGCTCGGGGTTCTCTTCCAACAGTTGTTTCATGGTGGTTTGACTGATACGGCGTTCAAGCAGTTCGGGCATCTTGTTTTCCAAGATGAACTTGTGCATTGATTCCCAGTCGCTTGTCCAATAGCGTGTCTTCACAGTACGCATTACCGTACCGTGAGTGCTACCAAGACGATCAACACCGATCTCCTTGCAGATGTCCAATAGCTTGGTCTCCACAACTTCCATCTGTGTCTTTACCGTGCTGTCAGCTTCTTCGTATGAACGTAAAAGTTCGGCACGTTTGTCGCGCATCTTGATGTAGACGGCGACGAGTTTATCAACCGATATTGTCTCGGTCATAGCTCTCTCCTTTTTGTTTTGTGTATGGATAATAACATAAACTTTACATTGTCAAGAATATTTTATCTAAGTATTTCCCCGTATAAGTCAATCATGCGGTTGTGAATGTCTACCTTGTTTTCTAGCATCTTGTACATTCGGCGTTCTACCCCACTGCCTTGCAAGTGCACCACCACTGAGGGATTCTTTTGCCCCGCTCGGTGAACACGCGCATTGGCTTGGAGGTAGGTCTCGACTGACATCACTGGACTCCAGTAGACGATGGTATTGGCGGCATGCAGAGTTACCCCGTGCGAGGCCGCTTGTGGTTGGATGACCAGTACTTGTAGGTCATCTTTCGTTTGAAAACGGTCAAAGATTTCTGATCGTTTCCCCACCGACACACCACCATGAATGACGGCTGTCGGGTACCCGTGCTTACGTAGGTCATCTGCAACCACCTCGATGGCGTGTCTGTATGGCACAAACACTAACACCTTGTGGCTAGACTCTTCGATCACCTCACGTAAGACTGCAAGTCTATTGCTTGCATCAAAATGGATTACTTCTCCTGTATCTGAATACACCGCACCACCAGATAATTGTAGGAGTTTGTTTAAATTCGCAGCGGCGTTGACTGTAGTGATCTCCTCGCCAGCGGCTTGTACGATGAGACGCTTACGTAGCAACTCGTAGTATTTCTCCTGTTGGGCAGTAAGAGGTACGTCTCGCGTTACGTAAGTCATCTCAGGTAAGTCCAAGCACTGCTCTTTCGTAAAACGTATGGCGGGTTGTAGTGCCTTATGAACAACTTGCTCTGACTCTAACTTGGGCACCCACTTGAACTGACTGATCTTGTGCATGACCTGATCACGAAACCCCCCGTAGAAGCGTGGAATCCCCTCGGGGTTCACTAGCTTGGCAATCCCATAGGCATCCAGTGGCGACTGCGATGCGGGTGTACCCGTCAGCATCCACAGCCAAGTGTGCGGCTTTATCAAGTTGTTCAACACCTTCCAACGTTTTGTAGAGGGATTTTTATAGGCGTTAGCCTCGTCAATCACGATGAGGTCAAAGCCGCCCTTGATGATGTCAGTGGCAACAATCTCTACCCCGTCATAGTTGATGATGACGTACTCAGCATCCCCTGCAATGATCTCTTTGCGCTTCTCCGGCTTGCCATAGGCAGTGTCCACCTTGCGGTGCATAGCAAACTTAAACAAGTCATTACGCCATGCCGACTCCATGATAGACAGTGGGCAGATCACCAGTACACGCTTGATGATGCGCTTTGAAAGTAAGTAGTCCGATGCCCAAATCACTGAGCCAGTCTTGCCAGTGCCCTGTTCGTTAAAACAGAACGAGCGCCGGTGCATCGTCAAGAAAGACGCTGTAACTTTTTGGTGTGCGAAAGGTTTATACAGCCCGGGCCAGTTGTATGAAGCATTGATGGGCGAGGGAACATCTTTGATCTTGAGGTTCTTCAAGACGATGGACTCTTCCAAATCCCAATTCACCAAGACTTCTGCTATCTCCCCATCATCTGACACAACTTTGCTCTTTGGAATCACCGTAGTAATTCTGTCGGGATTGCGTACCTTCAGCAGTAACGCACGGTTATCAATAATTTGCACTCTTCTCTCCAATGACTAACGTCCTGAACACGGTGTGTGTCAGGTTCTTTTTATAAGTCCCCCGTGACGTGGGGGTTACGGTCAACTCGCTGTTGAAAGTTTAAAAAACATCGTTGACTGATACGGTTATACGGGTCAATCTCATAACCCCCGTCTGCTACTACTCGTACCTTACCTCGCAGACTATTCTCAGGAAACTATTTTTTCTTGCGCTCTCTTGCACTTGTCTCGGACACCACCTTGTGGTTCGATCCGCGCTTGAATGATCTGTTGGCCGATGCGCTTTCAACACGCACACCGTTCTTGTTACTGCCACCTTTAGACAACGCTTTCATGTGGGCAACATCTTTGCCTTCACGCATGTCAGCCTTGCCATTGCCGTTGGCATCCTTGCCTTCTTTGTCTAGCTTACGCCGTGCACGTTGTCGCTCCATCCGCGCCTCGTGCGCACCGGCTCGTTGCTTCTCTAATTCGTATTCGCGCTTGACGTTACGGTCAGCGGGGTTCTTGTAGGGCATGTCAATTCCTTCCGTTATGGCTACATTCTGATACAGGACACCATGCTTTGCAAGTGAAGTTTTTCTTGGGATTGAACACCCCAGTTTCATACGCTGTTTCACGTGAAACAAGTACATCATCTAGCTTGGCAAAGATATCAAACTTGTTGTGGATGGGAAAGTCCACGGGTATAAAGTCCTTGCAGACTACGAACAATAACCCTGCGCGAACAAACTCAATCTCAGGGTAATGCACGAACACACAAGCGGCCATCAGTGCCAGTTGTTTTGGGTCTGCGTAGCGGCTACTCTTGCCCGTCTTGTAGTCAATGACTCGGGCTTCTTTCTTTTTACTGTCGATGATCAGCAAGTCGGCAATACCTCTGTACCAAACATCTTTGTCAAAGAATCCACAAGGTGCAAACTTACCATCCACCTTCTTGATGCCCATCTTCAACTCACAAATCTTTTCCCCGTCAATCTTCATGAGCTTCTCAAGCATGGGTTCCATGTACTTGTATTGCTCGGGGATCGGTGTGCCATCCCGCACGTACTCTTCTGCGGCAGTGTGTACCGCAGTGCCATACAGCATTGCTTCACTCTCAGGCTCTTTGATATCTTTCACCACACGCATGTGGTAATACTTTTTTGGGCACTGATCAAACAATGTGATGCTTGAGTAACTCCATGCGGGTGCTTTTTTCATCCGTTTTTTTCCTTGAGTTTGGCTTCTATTGCTTTAAACATAGGTACATACCAACCACGGTTATCCCATATTTCATCCATCTCCTCATCCGTCAGCCCAACCCACTCACGTTCAGGCAACGGATGCCCTGCTTGTTTGTAGGCTTCGTCACGCCAAAGTTGTGCTCGTTTTTTGTGGTGTTCACAGTTTGGGCAGTCAATCATGCTTGTCCCCCTGCTTCCGCCCAACGCATCGCTTTGTTGGCTAAGAACAAACCTTCTGCACAAGTCAGTCTTGATGACCGCACGTACAAATCGCCATCTCTGTAACCAATGATGATGACATCAGTCAAATCACCTTCCTCGGCATCCACTAGCGCAGAAGCAAGGGCTTGCTCTGCTGTCATGTTTGTGCTTGGGGGTAATCGTAGTAAGTTGCTCATACTTTTCCTGCCTTAATGTCCCACCAAATGTCAACGGCTTTTTTGACAAGTTTTTTATCAAACCCTTCTTTGTACAAATACTCAAGGATGTAGGCTAGTTGTTCGTTTTGCATCTTAGTCATGCTTGTCCCCTTGCTCGGATGGCTTTCAAAACCCGATCACTTAGTGCTTTATCTGCGCCAAGCAATGCAAGACTAGCCGTATTGGCACACGCCTCACGCTCCTCGGCAACGACCCTCTCAACAAGGGTCATCAAGTGCTGAGTGCTACAGTGCCATGACTGGTACTCGCGGTTTTGGTCTATGGCCTCATGCAACATAAAGGCCACTTGCTCTGCGTTGTATTTCATTCTTGCCCCCTTTGGTCTATTGCCCGATAGCAAACAGCAACCGCCTCGTCAACAAATTGATTGCCTGTTTTCCATGTGCAAAGTTTTTTGCATTCCTCACGCTCGGCAGAAGCGACAAGGGCGGCAAAGCGTCTAAGTCCTCCATGTTCACCATCCATACCAACAAATCCAGCTTCTTGCGCCAAGCGGGTAATTTCTTCTCTAGTCATACTCACCATCCCATTCATCTTGAGGCCAAACCAATACAGGGGTATCAATACCCAAGTAACCGCCTTCAATATTGAACTCAATAAACTCACGGGCTTCCTCGGCATCCATGCCGTCACGCATGAGAATCTCCCTGATCTTTTCAGCGTCATACACTAACACACTAACTTGTTGTTGGTCGCGCCATATAAGCGCAGGGCCAATGATGGCTTCATCATAGTGGTCATATTTAATCATCGCTTCATGCTCCTTATGTTCACGGCAATGCTTGCCATGGTGTCTGCTTCAAAAACTTTCATCTTTTCAAACTCACGGGCTATTTCTTCTATGGCGTCATTGCGTATTTTTTCAGCCACTTCGTTGACTTGCCTTTTACGCCAACCGCTTTGTATCTTCTGAATATCTAATGGTGTATGTGATCTACTCGTCATTTTCTCTTCTCCTTTTCTGCGTACATTTCCCAAACTTTATCTGCGTTGTAACCCCAAATGTATGTCACTACGTTTCGCAACTCTTGGTACATCTCAGGGTTCTCTACCTTCAAATGTTCTACCCAAGCGGTGTCGGACACCATTGGTTTTATATCTTCCCACTTCTCACGTAATCTGAGGTCTTCTTTATACATCTCCTCAAGCTCTTGCTCACGTTGTTTTTCTCTTTGCCTTGCAGTAACTTTAAATTGTGCACGTGCCTCTTCTCTTTGTTGTGCGGCGTTACGTTCTTTCGCCCACTGCACTTGTGCCGCTTGCGCTTGTAATTCTTTACCCGCTCTCTTGTCTGAGGCTAAATGTTGCCCAAGCATTTCTCTAAATTTGATTGCCCGCGCCGGATGTTTTAAATCACGTACCGCTTTCATTTCAATCTGCCTGATCCGCTCACGTGTTACATCAAACCTAGTGCCAATTTCTTCTAGTGTGTAGTCGTGCGTTAGGCCAATCCCATACCGTAAACACATTACCTTCTTGGCTCTTGGGGTCAACGTGTTCAGCACCTCTTCTACACGCTCAACCAATTCTTTCTTGAACAACTCTTCTTCGGGACTATGGCACTCCCGATCTTCATGCGGTAAGTGTGGCAACTCGGGCAACATCGAATCTTCTTTGTACCCGTGGTAGTAATACGTCTCACGCAGTTCTTTACTAGCACCCACAAGAGTACCGTAGGGTATGCTATGCCCTTTGAATACCCTACCAATCCTTTTATTAACAGTCTCCATAACTCTCTCCTATCCCTGCCTCGCAGTTCAATGGAATGCCTTGTGCCCATGACGGTACAAATCGCATGCACTCCATCACATACGCCATAGCCTCTTCGGCTTCTTCTTTTGGTGCCACACACGCTACAGCATCATGAACAGTGAGTACCACACGATACTTCCTGCTGATCTTGATTAGCTGTTCGCCAATGATGCAACGTGCCAAGCCCTGACAAATGTTCTCTGCCAACTTGCCGCCGTATAGCTTCACCGCGCCTTTGCGTGAATCATAAATATACTGGTCTTTTCCATCTTTGTCTCGTACTTTTCGCAAGTTTGGGTATCTTTGATACAACCCGTTGGGCATGAGAATTCCCTCTGCACCTATGCTGATACAACCATTACCCCACGTAACAGTACGCCCCTTGCTCATAGCATCAATCGCCGAGGAACCAGACTTCCATAAGGTGGGGATACTAGGATAGGTACCACGGTAGGTAGAGATAATCCTTGCAGACTCCTCTGTACTGATCGACACACCGAAAGTCTTGAGTTGCGCTTGGAACTTCGCACCGCCCATGCCATAACCCGCCCCAAGAATGGTGGTTTTGCCAACAAATCTTTCAGACGGGGTGACCTCTTCTCTTTCCTTGCGGTAGATAGCCGATGCCATGATCTTGTATACGTCCTCGCCATTTCTAAATGCCTCCACCAAATCATCTTGTTGTGCGAACCATGCAAGTACCCGCGCCTCGATCTGCGCAGAATCGCAGTCAATGATCACGTGACCCTCGGGTGCAAGGATGGCCTTCTTGAGCTTCCCTGCGTTGTCGCCACGTGAGGGAAAGTTTTGGAAATTGATTTTGTCCGACCCTCCCCAACGCCCCGTGTGGGCGGCGTAGTAGGAGAGGGGAACAGGTATCTCTCCCCTTCCCGCAATCCCAATGAGACGCTCAGTACGTGTCTCTTCCAACGTAGTCTTGTTACCCAATCGTGCCGCAACAAGTGTCTGTACGCGCTCATCAGGGTGCTCGGCCAACGCCTTGAACCCTTCATCAGACTTAGCCAAGGCCAACGCTTCCTTACCCGTAGTCAGACTGATCTTCATGGGCGGCTCGACACCTAACCCACGCAAGACTTCGGCAAACTTTTGATTGCTCATCAAGTCTTCGATGTTGGCACCGCAACTGTCCAGCAGGCTCTTCTTACGTTCCTTCACCTCTATAAGATGTTGCTGTAAGAGAGATTCATCTAGGCGGAGCTGTGGCTCTGTGAACATTCGAATCGTCAGGTCAATCAGCTTCAACTCAACCTTCTGAAACATAGGTAGCAGGGTCAGGAACAAGTCGTAGGTCAGGTCAACGTCATTTCTACAATACGCCCCATACTCTGCAAGCTGTTGCTCTGTGAAGTCACGCCTCCGCAGGTTAACGGCCTGTAACACTTCCTCACCCTTAACGCCTAGTTCATAGTGCAGTGCCAACTTCTTGAGACTGTTGCCTACCTCGATGCCGTTGATAGCACGTGCCATGCTCAAAGTATCTGCAATAGCTTTTGGTCTGATATCAAAGTGCCAGTTCAATATCGCCATGTCAAACATCGCATTGTGTGCAACCACCATGCTGTTGTCCCAATCGAATTGGTGTAACCAAAGGTCGATCTCATCCAAGGAATCACTGCACCATTGTGTTGGCTCGTTGTTTACCTTGACAGCAACCCCGACCACCTCGAATCGGGGATCACGTACATACTCTTCAGTCGTTTGGGTTTTGAACCCCAAGTCCTTAGTGGTGTAGTACGTCTCGAAATCCAAAACTATGAGGTTCATTTTTGTTCTCGGGCTTTGAGCATTGCGTCTGCGTAGCCGTAGGCTTCGTCTGCCATATCACGGGCGGCGTCTTCAGTTCCCCATGTGGTTCTTGCCAGTTGCGCTTGCATAGCCTTTGCCGCAAAGTAATCACGCAATGTCATGCCGTTAAACTTTTCATTCTCTTGTGTGTAAACCATCTCTAATGGAAATGCCGGTATGTTCATCATCTCTCCTTAAAAGTTCAAACCAAAAAACGCCTTCAAGTACGGCTCAAAGTCAGCCGTCTTAAAGATACCCATCTCGCCTGTGGGACGAAACCCCATGCCGATCTCTTCACCGCCATCCAGTGGCCACAACAGATAGTCACCTATCACCATGGCATGTCTTGGCACGTCATCTATCTTGTAGTGCCCACGGAATTGACCGTCATCAAACACTTCCCCAAACATACGGGGCGTGTGATCAGTTAGTTGCTCGTTCATACGTTCTCTTAATAGTTCCGATAAACCTTTAACCTTGCTCATTTGCGCTCCTCTCAATATCTTTGATTGCTTTATACTGCCCCATGATTTCAGGGTACGTGCCTTCTACCCAATCAATGAACGCCTCAAGTTTCTCTTGCTTGTCTCTGATCTCATCAATCGCCACTGCATGATCACGCAGTGCCATCTCGTAAGAAGACAGTGTTGAAGCCAAGTCAACCGCCACCGACCTTATCTTGTCTTGAGTTTGGTATGAATTAGGTGGCATTGCCGCTACTTGTTTACCGTATGTCATTGTTACTCCTCTCAATATCTTTGATTGCGTTAAATTGTTTTACCAGCTCGTCGTAGTCCGGCACTGTACGTTGCAAGATGTATTCAAGTTGTAGTAGTAATGCTCCTACGTTAACGTTCCTGTTGCCTTCTAGGATTTCTAATGGGGGTGGGACATATCTACTTGCCGCTTTGTATTTGTAGGAATCTGTGACGCTATCACCCTCTGCTTTGGGTATCGCTTTTCCAAAACTCATGCTTCCCTCTCCTTTGGTTGTGGTGCGTTAGCCGCTTCATACAGATCACGCATGGCTTTATGTTGTGCGGCAATCTCGGGATGTACCTCAGTAATCCATGTGTAGAAGCCTGACAACATATCAATACGTCTCTCTTGCTTCGCCAAACGTTCAGCCATTTGCGTCATCGCACGATGGGTATCCGCAAGAGTATTAACCAGTGTTTCCTCGGCACTTTTGTACCTTGAATCTTTAACAATGTATGGGTTATGTAGGGCACTTTGTTGTGCGGCATTCTGCATACCCTGCGCAGAGTTCATCATTGCGGCATCCATTTGGAGTCTCACCTCTTGTGCTCTCATATTCGCCATTGCTTTCTCATACTCATCCCGATCCAACGTTGATGAACCCCACAAACTTTTAATCTTGTCTATCATCGTGCACCTCCAAAGATTTGGTTCAGTTGTGTGTAAATAAACTTGGCCTCTTCTAACTGCATAGAGTAAGCGCCGAGGGATGTAGAGATAGTGATGTGCAAAGTTGTTGCACCAACAGCCAGTGGGGACGTGACCACGCGCTCTGTACGTTCTGCGGGTATCAACGTGTCAATACCTTTCTCTTGCTTGACCACCTTGGCTACCTTAACCTTCTTCTTTGTATATGCCTTGACCTTCTCACGCTTGGGCATGTTCGCACGAACGGCTACTGGAACTGCCGTGTAGGAAAATGTTGTCCTGCCCATGGCACCGTCAGGGGCTACCTCAATGCGATTCACAAAGTTCTTGTCATAAAAACCTTTGAGGATTGCAGGTACGTATGAGATAGGTACGGTTGGCATTTCCTTGGCAACGTATGCCCGTAACGCTTTACCAGTTATCCCGGGGTTCTTTGAAATCATATCCAACAACGTGTTTGAGAGTTGTTGGTTTCTGCTGTTTGTTTCCATGATCTGTTCCTTTACTTCGGTTTGTTTCCACTCTTGAAATGCTTGCTTGATCTTCTCTTCCATTAACGTGTTCATCATCTTTCTCCTATATCTATTTCAATCATCAATTTATCAACATCCGGTATGTTGTCCTCATTGACAACAATAGCCGCGCCACCCTGCGCAATGATTTGCGCTATGTTCTTTTCTTGTAGTGCAGTTGTCTTCCCCTTTCCCGCTTTGCACTCGATAGCAAAGAACTTGCCCTTGTAACACCCAACTATGTCGGGTACGCCCGATGCACCGTAACCTCCGGTAACGGGGTAGAAGTAATACGCCCCAAAACTTTTGAGTACGGCGACCACTTTAGTTTTGACTTTCTTTTCCGGTGTCATTCTCTTCTCCTTTCAGTTGTGCTTCGTAATGTTTTAAGGGTAGCCTTGCCTTGGCCTTCAAGTGTTTGCGTAACCAATCAGCACCTCCCATGTCTTGGAATATCAGCCACTCTAAATCTGACATACGTACTTGGCGGCCTATCAGTGGCATTGGCGGTTTAGGTCTTGGCATTATTTTTCCTTATGTGGTGTGGTGTACAAAGCAATCGGCTTATAAGTACTAGGCGGTTTCTTCCACCTAAAATACTTGTGCCCTACTGCGTTCTCACAAAGGTATCCAACGGGTTCAGGTATGGTTATTGAAATCACACCTGTCAGTTGTGGGGTCGGTTGCTCCAAGTATTCAGCGTAAACATGGTCAGCTACAAGAGCGGCAAAGTGTTCGATGTCACCATGCAAAGTAAGCCCGTTGTCTTCAATCAGTTTAAAAATTTCGTCGCGTGTCATCCTTCAACCCTCCCACCTGTTAATGATGTCGGCAATGCCGCCCTCTTTCTCTTTACGTAAGTTGCTACGCTCTTTGAGCATGGCACTGGCTTGCTCGTGTGCAACACTTGCAATCTCTTCGGGCTTGGTTGACTTGGGTGCTTTGTTCAACATCGCCATCATCGCAAACCCTGCATACAAATCGTATAGGTTGCTCTCATGATCATTCATTGCCCACTCCCAAGGGTTAGCGCCAGCGTTGTGAACAACACAACTAAAAACATTATGTACAGTGCTATCGACACTTGATCTGGCCCGCGCATCCCTAACAACGCTCTCTGAATTTCTTCCTCATCAGAGTTCAGTTGGTGCATAGGTTTTTTGTACATGCAACCAATCTCAATCCCTGTGCTTGTTCTGTATACGTCTTTCATTCTGTCTCCTCCTGATCTGCTTTTAATCCAAAGATCCAATCACCAATCTGCTGTTCATCATGGTATGAAAGAATCCAATCGGCTAACTCATGTACGGGGTTTTGTAATAGGCAGTCGTACAGCATGTTCAATGCGTCCTCGCCAAAGTGTTTCTTAATTTCTTCGGGTGTCATCTCATCTCTCCTTCTCTGTTTAATATGTAGTACAACGTGTCCGATACTTTGAATCCCAACTCGGGTACTAAATCGTTCTCATCAGTGATACGTAGCATGGATATTGTCTCCATGATCCACGGCTCAACATCTTCTTGTGCCATTCCAATACGTTTTATTCCTCCCTTGCTCGGCAGTGTGAAGTCGTACAGATTAACTGTGCCGTCATCATTCACCTCTACACGGATAACATCTTTTGTAGATACTTCTCCCTTTTGCATCATCCATGTCCATTCACGTAAGTTGGCTTGTGCACCAAACTTGATATTTAACTCTATCAGTGCCTGTTCTATACGGGCTTTGTGCATCTCCTGAACTACGTCAATGTCTTTCATGCAAACACCCAATAAGTAATGTCTGACACACGAATGCCAACATCCGTAATAGCATCACCGTTCTTTGCGATCTGCAACACGGCTAACTTATTACGAACAAACTCAGGCACGTCATCCATGCTAGTGCACTCTGTCACTTGCATTTCATCGGTGAATTTGTAAGACAAACTGTTAGGCTTGACCCACACAAAGCATGCACGAGGCTTGTAGTCCTGCATACGCTTCAATTCTGCACCTTCTTTGACTAGCAAGTCAAGAGCATCTTTAAAAGATTTTGTGCTTGGCTGATATCCGGACGCAATCATGTGAGCAACTTCTTGTGCTATGTCATTACGTTGAATGCTCAGGCGTTCATGTAACCGCTCACGTGCGGGGTCACGCAATTGGTTGATGCCTGAATGTAACTGATTCGTGCACTTGTCTTGGATGTCCTGATACCCAAGCGGCTTGAGGTAAGTCATCGCAATCTTCAATGCCTTCTTGATGTCCTTGGACTGACGGATGCGATAGCCGTCACTGTGGTAAGCATACTTGTCGTTCTCGATCTTGTCGGACTCCACGCAATACTGCATATCAGTGCCATCGTGCGCAACAATAATACTGCCTGACCTAAAGTCAGTCGCATCAGGGAACGTGATACCCAATGTGTCGTACACGGGTATGCCTATTGGCTCACCTTCTGCATCACGCTTCCAAAAAACAATAGATGATTTATCAACGCACGGCACAATGTTGTAGCGTTTGTCTTTGAATGCTTTAAAGAATGCCACCATTTCTTTGCGCACGGGTATGTCACCAATCCAGTGCTCATGGTTGTTTGCACGTGCTGTCTCCACGTTGCGTTGGAAAAGGTCAAATCTAACTTTACCCATAAAGTTTTCTAGCGTAGTTTTCATGATTTACTTTCAAAAGTTTAGGAGGGGTTGGGGGGGAGGG